ATTGATGTTGCCTGCATCTAAGTTTCCTGTGACGTTTGCACTTGTCAGATTTCCTACTGAAGTAATGTTTGGTTGTGCGGCGTTTGTTACATCTCCTGCAAGAGTTGCAACTGCGGCTGGTACAAAGTTACTTCCACCTGCCCCTGCTAATATCAGGTTTCCAACTAATTGTACTGTAGATTTCTTAGTTTCAGGTGTCCCGTTCATGTCTACGACGGCTACTAAGTCGTTGTAGGTCATGTTTGCACTTGTTATATCTGAAAGTGCTGTAATTTTAATGTTTGTTGCCATGTTCTATTATCCCCTAATAGTAGTATTTATCTTTTACCGAGTTAAACAGCACTGTCATCACTGACATAAGACCAACGTGAATTTGTTGTGTCCCAATAAGCCATTTTGCCACCAGGGGTGCTATCACTAATTGCAATAAGTTGTCCTACTACACCTGTGCCAGGTACCGATCCTGATGCATAGACAGGCACTTTATTAAATTCTACATCGATTGAACCGATAGATGTAATAGGTCCACCAGTAACTGTTAATGTATCACTTGTAAGACCTACACTTTGTACAGTGCCGTCTGATAGATTTGTTGAACTTACTGTAACGTTTCCGTTTGCACTACTAACTGATATACCAGTCCCTGCATTTAATCTTGTAACACCAGTATTAGTAACTGTAATGTTACCTGCACTAGTGATTGGACCACCTGATACTGAGATACCTGTGCTTGGATTTAATCCTACACTTGTAACAGTTCCACCTGCAGTACCGTTTGCTATAGATGTGATTCTACCATATGCATCTACTGTGACATTTGCTTGTGCATATGACCCTGCTACTACACCTGATGTTGCTAAATCTAAAGCAATTGTACCAGAAGATACTATAGGACTTCCTGAAACAGTCAGCCTACTTGAACTAGTAGATATGCCTACACTTGTTACTGTTCCACCGCCATTTCCGCCTCCACCTGTAGCAGAGATTGTTATATTGCCTGTAGTGCCGCTTAGTGTTACACCGGTACCTGCAATTAAACGTGCAACACCTGTATTAGTAATCGTTACTGTACCTGTGGTTGCGTTTGAAGTTACACCAATCGCATCACCTGCATTGAATGTATTGAAATTACTTGCGTTAGCAAATAATGTATCAAAGTTTACGTTAGTTTTAGTCCATGCAGTGTAAAGTGAATCACTACCAACGGATTCGTTTGGTAGTCCTACGTTGATTGATTGTTTTCCTGTTATAGCCATACTTGTGTAAGTTCCTTATATCTTGTATTTATCAATAAGGAGAATTAGTATGGTGAGAATGAACTACCGCAACCGCATGTGGTTTGTGCCATTGGATTGCTGATAGAAAAACGTGATCCTTGTAAATCGTCTTTGAAGTCTACAATAGCATTTGATAGGTATTGCATAGATAATGAATCTACTCTGACACTCTCTGTACCTTCTACTGGTACTTCAAAGTCATCGTCATTTTGAGTCTCTTCCATAGAAAAACCGTATTGAAAACCAGAACAACCTCCACCTGTTACATACATTCGTAAAAATGTTTGTGGAGTTTCATCTGCTAATACTTCTTTAATTTTATCTTGTGCTGATTCTGTTATCGTTATCATTTTCTAATTGCTTGTCCCCAACGTGTAGAAATTACATTCCAGTTAATAATTTTCCATGTTTCTCTAAGATACTTTTTCTTATCTGAACCGTAATCTAAGATAAAAGCATGTTCCCACCAATCTATTAATAATAATATATCATCTCTGACTTCGTGTTCTTCAATAGTTTTAATCTTGCCGTCAGATGCTAAGTATACCCAACCTGATCCTTCGATAGCCATTGCAATAGTTTCAAGTTCTTTTTGAAAAACTTCGTATGTGCCGAAATGTTTTTCAATAAATCCCTTCATAGGACCGTTTGGTTTGTTGTTGTCTCTGACTTCTCTGAACTGAGGGAAGTAAACATTATGTAAGAAGGCTCCTGCATAGTTGAATTCAGGGTTACCCTCATGATTATTATAACGTTTAGCATATCCCTTTGCTAACTTATCATAATGTAAATCTAGTGTATCTCTACTCATTACAGGCTTAACTTGCTTTGCTTCAAAGTTAAGCGGAATGATTTCTATATCAGCGGGCCTCTTTACTTTTGCTTCAGTAAGAGGTTGTTGTCTATACATTTGTTGAATACTCATATAGATATTTATCGGTTTAGAGCATCAAGTATATTTTCTGCTGTTTCTAAATGCGATTTAGGGCCTGGATGTGCGTTGTCTGTTCCTATATCTAATCCATTATGCCAAATCATTAAAGATTCCCAATTTTGCAATACTATTTTGCTATGCATCACATCTATAATTTTAACAGGAGATAACCTATGTAAATTGTGATATGCTAGTTCTGCTTTTACATACAATGCTTGATCTGCATGAACTAGAAACTTAGGATTTGACCATGCACCTGCAGGACACAAGTTTTTTTGTCCATGTATATCTTTCATGTAACGTTGGTAAGCGGGCCATTCAATTACAAGGCATTTGGGTTGCTTTTTAGTGTGCATGAACCAAGAAAGTAGATTGTGTTCTACTGCATCTATACCTCCACCACCGACCCCTAGATTAACTTCGTCACCTCTAAGAACTGCGGATACCAAAGTAGAGTATCGTTGATCGATTCTAACTCCAACACCCTCAGTGTGACTTGATCCTAGAAACAAACAATAGTTGTCTAAATCTATCTCATCTAGTTCTTTGGACATTCGATACCCAGAACTATTATACTCTGAATTGTCTTCGCCCGCTTCTACTAACTTCATGCTAACAGTGCCCTCTGTGCTTGTAAGAAGCCCTCAGAGACGTTCTGAGCAACGTTCTTATCATCAGAGTGATCAAGTTCAAGTACGTTTATAGAGTCTGTACGGGCTACATATTCGTCATTAGGACCCAAAATTAAGTATATAGGTATATCGATTTGTTCTAAGAGCCTACTAAACAAACGTCTTCTTCCTATCCAATATCCGGCATCGTCTGCAAGTTTGGATGCTTCTTGTATATCTTCGTTGTCATAATCTACACCCAAAAAACTATTAGCCCACTCACAACTTATATAGATCATTTTGGGTTTGCCATATACATGCAACCAATTGAATAGATTATGTCTTACACCTTCAAGTCCGCCGTGCATGACAGCAAGGTTATAGTATTGATGATTTATTTGTTTTGATAACAAATAGGGCCAAGTTTCTTCTATAGGTTTATGCATATGCAAACATGCATTGTCTCCTAATACTAAAAAGTATTTAGAAAATGACAGATCATTCCCTAATACTTCATTAATTTCTTTGCACCTATGACCACGAGAATTAAGGTCTGTACCTGTTTCATTGAACAGAAAACCTTCTTCAGTAGTTTTGGGTATGTCAATCGGAGCCTCATTAGTGCCCACTAAATGCGCCAACAATTGCGACATTAGTTTCTCCTTACTATGCGGCCCTGTGTTAGATCATAGGGAGAGATTTCAACTTGTACTTCATCTCCCATAATAATTTTGATTTCAAACTTACGCATTTTACCACCAACATAAGCATTAAGAGTGTGACCATTTTCTAATGTAACTTTAAATCTAGCATTGGGAAGTACTTGAACTACTTTCCCGGTCATTGTAATGTGGTCACCTTTGCTCATTAATCTTTTAAGATGTCCCACATCTTTGTTTTTTCAGTCAACTCTTTTTCAAGTTCAACATAACGTTCTCTAAGTTCTTTTAATTCTGACCACTGTTCTTCTAACTCAGGATTAGGTTGTAGAATTGCAAGTTTCTTGTTTACTTGTTCTTGCCACTCAAACAAACCTTCTAATCTTTTATCAGTGTATGTTGTATCCCAAGTAGAATTTAAAGTAAATGAATCTGTTGTCAAACCATCTAAAATATTTGTGCCACTAGGAGCAGAAATTGTAATAGGGTCGTTTGATGACCATGTCCAATTATCATTAAAATCTAAATCTAATTGATCACCAATCGTAACCGTGCTTATTGTATCTGTTGTCATGTTAGTCTGCCTTCTTTAAAAATATGGTGCCATTCTCATTAACACCGATAGCCAGTTCAGTTTCTTCTGACCAGCCCAATGTTTTAAGTAAAGGTGCAGGTAGTGGAATAATCAAATCACCTGTGCCGTCATCTGCTTCTTGTGTGATTACTTCGTACCGTGCTTTATCTGTCTCGTTAGGAGTCATACAGATATTTAGTTAGAGAAGTGAGTTCAAATATATTTACCAGGCTCTACAAGACCAGTAACGTGCTTTCCACTTAGGTCCTGGATTGTCACAGTTATGTCTTGCTCGGAAAGATTTACGTCTTCCTGGAATATTCTTTTTGATCTTCATGTTCTTGTCGCCAAAGTTAACTTTAACTACGTTACCTTTTGCATTCTTAACATAAACTTTAGATTTCTTAACATCACCTTTCATTGGCTTGTTAAGTGTAACTTTGCGTCCTTGATATTCTGCTTCGTGTACTTCTACTTCAGGATCTTTTCCTGTTATATTTGCATCAGCCATTCTTTCTTCATCGTTGTAGTTAATACTACCGATTGGAGATTTAGATGCTTGATTGAAATCACCAGGATTAGGGTTTTCAGTTAAACGCATAATGTCTGCTAGGTCATCTTCATACGGTGTGTATAAATCAGTCTTTGCATCTTCTATGATAACGTCAACTTCTTCGGTCATTATGTCATTAACTGCAAGTAACTCTATCATTTCGTCATCACCTTCAACAATGATACCGTCATCTGTGTAGCCAACTACACCTGTTTCGATAACAAAGTCTTCTGATAACTCAATATCAAATGAGTCATATAATAGAATAGAATCATCGTCTTGTGCAAGACCGTCGATTGCTGAAATATAATTTTTAATGTCTGTCATAATAATATTCCTAAAGTATACGTGTATTTATGTCTTTTGCAATAAATTCATCAAAAGTTATGTCATAACTCATTTGGACAAATATTCTGGTATGTGAATCATCAACAACTCTTACATTATGGAAATTGTTAACGTTCATCAAAGTTGGATGTTTGCTACTATAATGTCCTATTTGCTGTGGCGCTATTTTTAAATAATCTCTAGTCTTGCCTAAATAGTTTATTCCGCCATGCTGTGCTTGATATTCTTCAATTTTTTCTGTATCAAAAAAATTAACTGGTTCTATTCCGTTGTAGTATACAGGTAAATTTATACAAGTCATTCTGTTCCAATCTTGGTGTGGTATATTAAGATAATATTTAGGTTGATCTGGAATATGCATCTTAGGATCATGCAATTGTATGATATAGTCTTTGGGTTTTTCACCTAATAGTTTTTCTATATCTATTAGTATGTTTTGAAAGTATTCAGTAAAAAAAGATAGTTCACAATAATTACGATAAGTCCAAGGGAAATCAGGACCGGCAAGAATTTTTTGTTCTTCCCATGACTCACGCAAACCTTCTATATCAATGTTTATGTCTGTGAGTTCTGCTAAATTATTCCTCATGTGCATCTACCTCTTTTGCTCTATCTACCCAATCTCTTTCATCAACTACAAGACTTTTGTGCTTATAAGAAGAACCGGGAAGGTCTTGAGTTCTAGTAGAACCTTGAAACCAAGATACTCCAAATATTGTTCTTACAGTAGGCGCCGACTTAATTGGTTCCATCCAATGAGGATGATTTCTATTCCATATTAACCACAGATTAGGATCTGAATTAAATGTATGTGTTCCCTCTTCAGTTTCTACTCTGAATGCGCCGCCCTGTTCTGCTGACCAGTCTTTATGAACAAACAATTGTGATGTAAAACAATTAGGATATGTTGCACCATGAATTTCTCCATCACTGTGTCTATACATTTTAGTATTTGTGTCTCCATACTGAAACCAAACATTACTGATTTGTATTTCTGAGTATCCGTTTGCATGAAAAAAATCTATCATTTTGTCTAATGTTGTTTTCATTTCAGGTCCATAAAACTCTATAACTTCGTCATAGATATTATTAGTATTACTCCAAAATTTAAATCGATTACATTGCTGAACATTACGATCTTCTTCGTATACGCCTCGATCCGGATCTATTTTAACTTTGTCTTTAAATAATAATACATGTTTATCCTCTTTTGACAACTTATATGCATGTTCAGATTTTTTTTGCAATACTGCAAAGGTATCTTTGTCTAAAAAATTTGGTACACTAAATATCATGTTCATCTTCCTTTTGATACCAAGACATTCCCATAAACATTCTAGTTGGACAATTTTCAACAATAGGAGTCATCCAATGCGGATGATGACGATTCCAAATAATAAAACTATTTGGATCTGGATTTTGTATTGTTGTTTCTGTTCCGTCCATAGATTCTACATTAAATATTCCGCCCCACTCATTATCCCATTTAGGATGAGTAAAGATCATTGAAGTAAAACAATTTTCATCAGTGGCGTTATGTATTGTGCCGTCACTGTGTCTATGCATTTGCGTTTCACTATCACCGTATTGAAACCACACGTTGCTTAGTTTAATATTTTCCCAGCCTTTGTCAATCAAATAGTTTTTAACTTGTAATAATATTTTACCAACGTCTGGCCCAAAAAATGCAACTGTCTCATCCATAACGTCATCACCATTACAATAAAATCTAAATCTCATTGCTCGTTGATGTGATATATTTTTATCATATATGCCTCGATCAGGGTCTATATCATCTCTCACAACTTCCATTACAGTGTCTTCTAGTTTAGACATTTTATATAATCTTTGAGATTTCAATGATATTATCTCAAACAAGTTATCACTTAAAAAATTGCTTTCTCTAAAAATCATCTAGCATCTCCTTTAAAGGATGCAAAATCATCTACTGAACTCCAACCAGTAGCAAAAAACCCTCGAACAAAATTTGGATCTGGGTGCGTGACTTTTTGTACAGCATGCCATTCATCTCTGCTCCATATTAACATTCTATTTGGTATAGGGTCTATTGTATGTGTAAGATTTTTCAATCCAACTGCTTTGGCTGAAACCTCTGGATTCCATACAGGCTCTCCTACAATAAATTCCCCGCCCCAGCCGGGTTGCCAATCACTAGTATATATTACAGCAGTGTATGTGTGTTCTTCACTGCTCTTACGCAAGTTTGCATCTTTATGTGCAGGTAATGTCATAGAACTAATAATGTATTGAAACCACACAGACCAATTTTTTAAATCTTTTGCACCCATATCTTCTTCTAAAGATACAATCATTTTTTCAATTGCTGGGCGACACTCATGCCCAAAAAAGTTTAATGCTTCTTCCCAATTACCACTTGAATCGTGCCATGTTACACGACACGGCTCATCAGTGTTTGGTTCTAAGTTATGTCCTCTACCGGTACCGTATCTTTTATCAACTCTTTTCTTTAAAGCATCAAACTGATCTTGTGGTAAAAAGTTATCTACGTAATGTATCATGTTTCTGCTGTAAAATAAAAACGTTGAAATGGATTTTGATCATGACCTTTAGACTCTATAGAACTCCAACTAGTGCCAAAAAATGATCTGACGTAATTTGGATCATTAACAGTCAATGCATTAACCATGTGCCATTCTTCTCTACTCCATATCACCATGCGATTTGGCTTAGGTTCTATTGAATGTGTAAAATCTGTTAAAGACTCGACTAAACCATCATCATTAAATACTGGGGAGCCTACTACAAACTCTCCTCCCCAATTGGGCTTCCAATCACTAGTATAGATAACAGCAGTATATGTGTCTTTAGGTAAACTTTTTCTTACTGCTTGATCTCTATGAGGTGGAAGTGACATAGTATCTACTGAATATTGAAACCAAGAAGACCAATTCTTTAATTCTTGTACACCTTGATCAATTAATGTTTTTTCCATTTTTCTTAAAGCAGGAATACATTGCGGTGCATTTGGAATGCAACTATCAAGCCAATCGCCTGATCTTGCTATAGGAAGAATGTATTTGTCTGGTTCGTTTTTAAAATCGTAGTTGTCAAACAACTCCCTAGGTTCTATAGGACTATAGTGTGATTCGACTTTGTTTTTTAATGCTGTGAATTGTTCTTCTGTTAAAAAGTCATCTTCGATATAAATCATTTTACACCTATTTTCATAAATCTTTCGTATTCAGTTTCTGGGTCTTCCAACTCAACTTCGTCTAAGAAATATGTTTTTCTAAGTGGATATTTTTTATCAAATTCTTTTAACGTTCCGTGTCTACCTTGCATTGCTACTAATGAGCCTTTGGGTATATTTTTTAACCAATCATCTCCGTCAATATCATTTGTTGATGTATTGATTATTAATCCAGGTTGTTTAAGTTGTCTGTAATCTAAAGTATTAACGTCTTTGTTCATATGTTCTACTTTATCTGATATACCGAGTTTGCTTAACAGTTTTTCTCCTGTCATTAATGTATGTTTGTCTATATCTACATTAATTAATTTATTGAATCCTAATTTATTTGCAACTAAGAATAAACCCATATTACTATACCAACTACCCAAATTATATATGGTATCTAATTTCTTTATTTTGGCTTTTTTTAATATCTTTTGTACTTCATCTAATAACCAAACTTTACTATATTGAAGATCAGGTGTAAAACTGCCCTGTAGAGTGTTAGGACTTGCTTCGTCTATTTCGTCTTTTGGTAAGTAGATTTTTTCTAATGCTGATATAGTTGGACCCTCATCAAATGGGTCATGTTTGATTGCTATACCCCCTGCATTGTCCCAGGGTATCGTATTCTTGCCAAAATCATCGATTAGAACGTTCGGACGACCCTTGCTGTCAGTAGCATACTTGGACTTGTCCGATGCGAATATGGCGCTCTCAGACGCTCCTACGTGGTGTTTATCTAGCCATTCTTTCTTGCCCATGATGCTGGCCTGATGTTCATATCTAAGCGGAGCAGACAGTATTGTGTAGGGTATATCATGCTCTTGTAGCCAGTCAATGACTCTTAGGCCGCCCCTGAGGGTGTCTAAATCGCGGAAAAAGCGGTATATAAACTCGGGCCCGTTAGATGCTAGTTTTTCGATAGAGGCCTCAGTGTCTTCGATGTCTTTGTAGTCTGCGACACCGGCAAATTTAGCCCAAGATTTGAAGAAATCCGCTTGGACGCCGTCCATATCTAGGTATAGATGTGGCTTGCGTTGAGAATCGTTCTCAGTTAGAAATTCCTTCGTTTTCATAATTTGCTACATTCTTAAGTACCCAGTCATCTGCATATAACTCTGCGGCACTCTCGTTTAATACCTCTTTGGCATGTGATAACTTATCGTCCTCAAATGCTTCAACAACCCATTTATTAGGCCATATCGCAAAAACATCTGCTTTGCGATTTTCATTTTCAAATGTGTGATATTTCTCTTTCATAGTATTTATTTTAACCTCCCCCGGTTACTTGTTGAAATATTTTTATATAATGTTCTTCACCATCAGCAATACTTGCTAACCAGTCTAGGTCTGCACCTTCATCTGCTTTATCACTTATGTACTTAAAACATCTAAAATCTACATGTTGATTAAGACATGCTTTAGCAATTGCATATGCTTCCATGTCAACAACATGTGCTGGATCTTCTAAACTGTTAGGGTCTGTGACAAAGTTGTCACCGGTAGAACATGTATATCCCATGCCCCATGATATGATTTTTGGATCTGTCGGTAACACAAGTTCCATTGACTCTGGACATTTACCCTTATCACGTTCAACAAAGTTTTTCATTTCATGGCAACCATCATGTAGTTTAATGCCACCTGCTGTACCAAAGTTCCATACGGTTCTAGGTTGAAATCTTTCGATTAACTTTCCTGCTGTTAAAGCGGCATTTACTTTACCTACGCCTGAAAAAAATACATTTTCCCACTTAGCCATCTTAGGTGCTTCATGTTCTAATGCCATTATAATAATATCTTTCATTATTCGCCCTCAAACTCTATGAGTGTTCCTACGTTATATCCTTGTTCTTTAATTAAATCACTGCCTTTTAAATCTGGTAGATCAATAACTGCTAAAATTAAAATATCTTCTTTGGGTATATTCCAATTTTCATGTATTAAATCTGCACATGCTAATGCAGTGCCGCCTGTAGCAATCAAATCATCTACGATAACTACTTTTCCTTTAATAGGAGATATTAACTGCAAGTGTATTTCAGTTTCACCGTATTCTAATTTAAATGCTTTGTTTACTGTTTTGTTAGGTAACTTACCTGGCTTACGTGCCATAACAAAAGGTATATTTAAATCAAATGCTATAGGAGACCCAAACACGAACCCTCGACTTTCAACTCCTATAATTGCATCCGCTTTAAATTGTATTGCTTCACTTGTCAAAGCAATAATAGAATCTTTAAAGGCTTTAGGGTCTTCTAGTAATCCAGTAATATCTCTGAATTCTACTCCTTCTATAGGAAAATTAGACACTGTTCTTATTGAATTTTTCACGCCATTAAACCTTTTATTAAAGTTTGTAACATGATAATTAGTCCAACGCCATTTAACAACATTAAGGCTCTATCTTTCCATAAAATACCTACTGTCAACCAGCCAGTCACACCGACTATACTTAGCATCAAATCATAATTCTGTAAACCTTCTACACCTCTGATACTCATACTTGCAAGAATAAAAATACTTGCAGTCCATTTAATCCACCAACTAACATCATATTTTGGTGTAGCAGATTTATAAATTCTTTTAGAATTTTCTAACTCTTCCGGTGTAAACTTTTTATCTGTCATGTTTTTATTCCTAAACTTTCTTTAATCAAATCTTCTTCTTTAATAAAGACTCCGTCTCTCATTTGACCCTTACGATCTTTAATGTCGTCCCATGCTCTGCGTACACAATCAGTAAGTGATAAGCCATTGCGTTCTGCTATGTTGATTAAAACAACAATCATATCACCGATATCATCTGAGATATCTTTATTTTTGCAAATGTTATCTGACAGTTCTCCTGCTTCTTGTATCAACTTAGCAAACTGTGATTTATCATCACTGCCGTCGATTAAGTTACGGTCATGATGCCAACGTTTAATGTTATTGACATTTTCGATTAAAGACTGTGTTTCACTCATTTTCTTTTTCCTTAAGTTTTTGGTACCATTTTAAACTGCATTCTGCATCGCAGAAAGCCGCAGTTCGTTCAGCATTATGATATTTTACATCATATGGATCAATATTACAAGAGCAAACGGAACATTTTACTTCTGGAATATTCATTAATTATATTAATATTCTGGTAAGATGTGGCTCATAACCTTTCTTTATCATACCACATTGAAAAAGAATGGCTTCAGATATTTTGTCAAACGTGTATTCGATAACTTTGACATTTTTATCTTGGAACGTTACTTTATAAGCCGCTTTCTTTTCAATATCACTCATAGAGGTACCCTGCCAGTATCGTAGTGATGTACATTAACACCGCCTAGTTTTAAAAATTTAATACCTGCATCGTCTCTGTATTCATTGCGAAAGTACACAGTTTCAATTCCAGATTGATAGATAAGTTTTGCACAATCCATACACGGGGCATGTGTACAAAATAGAGTTGCACCTGAAGATGATTCTGTGCTTTGTGCTACTTTTGCAATAGCATTTGTTTCTGCATGTAAGACTTCAGGCTTTGTTGCACCATTTACTTCACAATCGTTTTCCCAATCTGTGGGCATACCATTGTAGCCGGTTCCTATAATACGATTGCCCTTAACAATTAATGCTCCGACCTGTAATCGGGTCGCATAACTTAAAGAGGCAGTTAGTTCTGCCATCTCCATAAAGTAATCTATAAATTTCTTTTTCATACTCTATCCGCATATTGATGATTAATTTTGCTGTGATGTAATTCGTCTGCTCTTACGCATTTAATTAAATCAGATAACCTAGCATTTTTTTCTAAATTATAATATTTGATTGCTAATTCCGGAGCAGGAACGTTTGGAACTTCTCCGTTTTCAACCATTGTAAGATAATCAGTATAACTTCTAACTGCTTCTTCTTCAAAGTAAGCAATCATTCTATGTGCTAGTCTATAACTAACCACGTAGATGATAAAGTAAAAGATCATAAAAATAAACTGTGCTACTAAAACTAAAAATCTTTCAAACCAATTAGGCTTTGCAATTTCTATAAAAAACATTAAATGCATTCTTTCGTTTTCTGCTTCTGCTAACATTTCTCTGATGTCAGGACCATATCCTGTTTTCATTTTACGCAGACTTTTAAAGTGTAACCACATACCTGCTACCATACCCGGCACACCAGCAACAGTTTCTAATACTACTGCTCTGTGTCCGTAACGTTTTGCAAAGAATGTGTCTGCCATGAATCTAAAGAATTTAGTCATAGCCATTGCTATAGCATTTCTGATTTTCAAACTGTAGAGAGCCTCTGTCTAGTTGAACGTGCAAGATCAAACATACTTACATAGAGTAATGTTCCTGCGAGATATCTTAGGTCCCATAACAATGCGGGTGCAGAGAAGGGAGGGAAGTCAAGTCCCCAGTTAACTAACACATGCCATGTTAAAAAGCCTGTAAATGTAGCAACATACATGTTTAGTTTAGATGCTAAGAATGTGTTAAACATCAAACAACCATATACCATTGGGAACAACATACTCGACATATAAAAGTCAGTGATGAACATAATAGATGCAGGTAATAGATAACCTATGTATCTATTTGTAGTAATAGAAGGCATTAAGATTGCAAGAGCAAAGAAAGGTGTCCAAATAGGATCGATGCCAATTAGTCTACTTCCTACTAAGACTGATGTTAATATAATTAATTCTTTCATTTGATTGTTACCTCTGCTTCTGTTTCTATTACTACTCTTGCTCCGCAAGGTAGAAGTGGTTTATCATTACCACCGTATATTATTTTACTTGGTCCATGTATTTCTACTTCGTGACCATATGTGTTTTTTCTGCCTTCTTTAACTGTAATGACTGCTTCGTTTGTCCCATGCTTTTTGTTTGCTCTAATTTTGTGCATGTTTACGTGGATAAACTTTTTACTCATTCAATCTCCAACAATGGTATCTTTTCACCAATTGGTTTGTTTTGCCATTCAGCATAATCTTCGGGAGGGTCTTTCTTATCTGTAATGACATTATCTTCCCACTTTTCAGCAAGACGACCGTTAAGTTCTACCCAGAACTCCATGTCTTTACCTGTCTTCTCTACTATTTTCTTTTCTGTATCAGCAAAGATAGCATCTTCAGGACATTCAGGAATACATACTCCGCAATCAATACATTCATCTGGATTGATTGTAAGAAAGTTTGGTCCTTCGTAGAAACAATCTACTGGACAGACAATCACGCAATCAGTGTGTTTACATTTTATACATGCTTCAGTTACTACGTGTGTCAATCAAGTCTCCCTTATATACGTATATTTATTTTTATTTTTGATATACAATAATTTAAATGCTAGGTTTACACAAAGTACACCAACCTTCATACTCTGAATCTTCCAGATCAGTTTTACTCACATAGGGTTCTACTTGTTCAACAATAAATCCTTGTGTAGCAGTGTCCCAATGAAGTTCCATGTTGTAAAATTCGCCATCAATTGTTATTTTCTGTAGTAACAAGGCATTCTTCGCCATATGAAAAAGATCCATAGTTTTAAAGTCTATTTTGCTAGTGTCAGAAATAAAGTTGCCCCCGGGCACTTTCTCTACACAAAACTTTCCAACTACAGAATTGTATCGACCAAAAGTGGTGTATGCTCTAACTTCTAACTCATGGTATCCTTCAGCAAAGTCTTTAAAGTTAATAGTTTGTGCCCACCCAGAGTATTCAGAGTTTAATGCAGTAGGATATGCATTGTACACATCAGTTCTCTTACCACCAACTGGCACTTCTGACCATAGTTCACCGTCAATGTAAATTTCAACAACATCCATATACTGAGTAGGGTGGAATGCCCAGCCACGAACTGAACCAATCTGTCCAATATGATGATCGTATCGAGGCGATTCTAAAGTAATCTTAATTCTTTCGTCAAGTATTTGTGCATTACTAGAGACTGAAAAAACTAAACTGCCTGCAATTAAGAATGTCCTAAAGATATTCATTTATTCTGTAATCTCCTTTACCTTGCCATCTGCAAACCACATTGCTTTGTCTTTGGCTTTGACTAAAACTGTGTCAAAACGATCTTTGCATAGTTCTGCGAGTTCTTCATATGAACTGCCCTGACATACAAATTCTTCTGTGTCTCTATTGTATAGAAGATAATCAGTTTCATCATGTTTTTCAACATAACAGATAGGTAAACGGAGATGAACTTCATCAACAATCTTTTGATTAATGCGTTCTTCTTCTAACTCAACCTTTTCGATAATCATCTTTACTGTTTGTTGATCTCGGTAGTTACGATAGAGACGTTGTGCTTCCCAACCGATCCATATCAACATTAAAATTTCCAGATTACTTAGTTCCATATAAAAACTCCTTGTAATGTACCCATTCTCCATTACTATTTAAAAAACCCCACTCTCTTTTTTGTGGGCCCATAAAAAACAACGTGGTGACAGGCTTCTCATCATCTAATTCTAACCAATGAAAGTCCTGAGCACCACGTCTAATTACACTCCCAGGACCTTTCCAAGTCCTCCCCTTGGGAGTGTTTTCCCAGTAACCACCCTTTAGAATTATGGTCATGTATGGCCACGGGTGATCATGTAAAAACGGTTCGTCACTTTTGACTATTTTGTGAAGTGTGACATTGAAGGGGAACTTTGTTCTATCTTTAAGAAAAAGATAGTAACGATGCATATAGTCTGCACCTGTCAAACGATCAGGTATCAATCTATACCTGTCTAGTTTGTTCATTAAACTGTGAAATAGTTTCATAAAGTATTACCGGGGAAAGTAAAGTGGGGGAATTTAGGCTCCCCCGAACCTAGTTCCTAAGAGTTAGGAAGCCTTTTGGGCTGCCAATGCTCTGTAGCCTGCGGCTACGACTGCTTTAGTCGGAGTACCTAAACGATATCTTGTAACACCTGTTTTAGTAGGGTTAGCATAGATAGCATATCCGCCTCTTAGACGTAGGTCACTAACTGTTGCAGTTGGGTTACCAATGCCGAAACGTGCGGCAATTTGCTTTGCTGTGAGTTCTTCACCTGCTTGTAAAGCGGCTAAGAATTTCGCAGACTTTGATGCTGTTGCATTTGTCATATATTTTTCCTCTTAGATTATATATTCACTGGGCAATACCATATTGCTCAATGTATTACTATAATACAACAATACAGGATTGTATGCAATGTAAATGGGCAAATACGAAACCTATCGCATTTGGGAGATCCTATAAACATTTGTCGTATCATGTAATTCTGTGTAGTTAAGTACTAATTCGTACTAATTAGCGCCTCAACTAAAGTTAGTAAAACAGAAGTTCCAGTAATTGAACTACCTATCATAATTGCTTTATCATTCCAGCAATGTCCTACGTAGATCCATGCTCCTGCGGAAATTGCATATGCAATTTGTCCTTCTGTTGTAAAACCTGCACTCATTATGAATACTCCAACTACAGCAAGTATAGTTGCTATCCATTTAACATGACTATCAATAGTTCCTGTTGGAGTTGCAGGTCTTAAATCTTCTACTTCAATTTGCAGTTCGTCCATTTCTTGTTTTAGACGTTTTCGTTCTGCATTTAACTCCATAGCAAGTTTAGCACCTTTGCTCATAGTGGAGTCTTTGTACTGATTTTGTACCTCTTTACTTAGTTTTGCTTCAACTCTATCAGGGTTAAATTCTGTTTCAATCTGTGTCAAAGAAATAGTCCTCCTCAAGTTTCTTGACCATATCTACACAACTTGAAAAACAAGTAGGGCAAAAAGCAACAGGGAGAATACCGAAGTGACCTTCGATACCTCCCTCTGACTCGGTGTAGATGCAATTGCAGATGCTACACTTATGCCCCTTCTCCCCACTCATCTATAAGTTCCTATAGTTTTTGGACCTTTAGAAACAAATTCTAATCCGCCCATTGAACCTACATACTGATCAAATTTATCTTGGTATTGTAAATTTACAGTGACTGTATTCATAACGACAGACAAAAACTGGCCGGGTTGAAATCTATCAACATCAGCAGTTATTGATTTACCATTATCTGTACATTCTACTAATGTTTCTTGGGCATATACTTCTTTCATAAGGTCTCCTTTATAGTATAATACATTGCTAAATTAATAAGTCCTAACCAGAAAAAATAAGGAATAGCAAGTACAATATCAGTCATTACCTACGCATCCTTGCAATATCTTTTGCTTGATCTGTACCTTTCATAACTGGAACAGCATTTGACTTATGCATTGTAGCAATACCTGCAATAAGATCGCCTGTGTACTTCTGAGGCTCTTGCTTAGTACCACCGCCTTTGCCACCTTTCATAAAGGAACCATCTTTCATACCCTCTTCCATAGCAGATGGATATTTCTGTCTGTGATCGGCATCAAGTCTAGCACGCCAGTTTTCTGTAGGCTTGACAGGCTTGAATGTAGAACGATCACGTGGGTCAGGACGTTTCTTAAGACCATATGAATAATCGATATATTCTTCTAGTGTATCAAACCTAAAGGCATGCATGTGATTACGTTTACAGTTTCTATTATGCTCACGCCATCGCAATTCTAGTTCTTTAAGTTTACCCTTAGTCAATTTTAACTTGCGTTTGCGAGTATTGAGTGAGGACAAACGGACATCTAAATGCATAGTCATAAGATAATTATACTCCCTTAAACAACAAAATCAAACTAATTGGGTTAAGCAACGGCCTTAACATGTTTGCAATCGCCACGATATGTGAAGCCCGGGCATGAACATTTGCCATCTTCGATTGTGTAAGTGTTACCCTTAGATCCTTGGACTATGATAACATTAGAAGTTTTGGGCAGAGACAAATCTTCATACTGATCAATCTTGTTGAACTTGCGACCGCGTTTGTCAAACCCTTTGATTGGAGACTTGAATTTCTTGTCATTGTGTTGAACTAAATGACCTGATGCGTTGACATGATAAATGCCGTTTGCAACTGGCGCATCGCCCCAATCAGTTGTTTCTTGCAATACTTCTATCATAACAAATCTCCTAAATATGCGTATATTATACTACCATTGACAAGTGATGTCAACCGATTTTTTGCAGATATTTGTCTGGGTCATGGTCTAAATTAACTTTAGTTATATCAGACTTAGAGTAATAGTTCTTAAATGGGGCATAGATATCAGCAAGTTTTCTGACATCTGGCATTGGGTGTCCTTTGATTTTGTCATCGATTAGTTGTTCTAATGCTTGACATGACTTTTTATGCTTTGGGTCAAACCATTCTAGTTTCCAACTACCATTTATATCCAATCTATATGGCATCCATTCGTTTTTGATATATGTCTCTAGGGCATCGATATCAGACTTAGGACCATAGTACAGTTGATAGAACTCTTGCTTAGCCGCACTATGTGCCACATAGTCTTGTAAACGTCTCTGAGGGTTCGTAGCAACACCAAATCCTAACGTGTTGCTATGTGACGTTTGAATGATGTAAAGAAATCTAGTGCTATGCTGAATCTTTTCCATCTTTGATTACCTTGTTGATTTTCTTTTTGATGCTAGGGCTAATATAGTCATACAAGTCCTTACCATTGTCTTTATGAGACAATACAATATCAGGGACAGAGAACGTACCACCTAACTTTTGATAGACTTTAAGAACGATGTTCAGAGCGGCTGTATCATGTACAGACTTAGAAGCACCAAACACATCTTTAGAATATCCAGAGTAGGCATCACTAGCAATTGTTCTTAACTGAGCAGGATTAGTAAAGAATGTCTTAATAATCGCATTGATATGATCTAAGAATTCTTCATACTCAGGAGTATCAGTTGGGGTGTTTGCTTTCTGATATAACAATCGGCTTATACCCATTTCACCAGCATCGACAACTTCTGACTTCCAATACTTATCGTGGAAGTTAACCATAAACGTCAGACATTCAGGCTTGATAGTTTTGATTGCATTCAAATGAGTCAATGTACCTGGGATGCCTGAGTTCTGTTGATCATCTGCTTTGATAGGATATACACCTGCATCTTCACAGATTGTCTGCTTATCAGCGGCTAGTGCATACTCTTGCTTGTTGTTATTATCTAAACGATAACTCAACACACGTTGCTTGTGGTTGTCGTATTCGTCTATTTTCTTCTTACCAACGCCGTTAATAAACGCAAAGTGTTCACGTGCAAACGACCTATCATCTGTTTCAACATAAAGAACATCAACTTCCATTTCGTCCCAGTCTTCATGTTCTACTTCATCAATCAAATCTGCTTGTGCCAATTTGGCTAAAGTCACTACAGTATGCTGACCATCAGTACAATGATAAACTTCTTCATTGGGCTCTTTAACTGCAAAGATTGGATTGACTCGTCTAGGATCAAAGCCTTTGACGATGTTAGTAATATGCATGGTATCCATTTCACGTTGGATATCTTCGTCAATTAAGATGTTCTTAATTGGAACCATTTTATGTTGGGGTAGTTGGGTAATAGAAAAACTAGTTCCCAACTTATAATAGTCTTCGACTGCATCATGTATGCCTTGATTGTTAGGCTTGTTGACTTCTTCAAGTCGATCAGCAATCGTTTTGACATAGAACTCGTTCGGATCTCTGTCTAACTGATTAACAACTTTCCTAGTCTGTTTAGTTGTACTAGGTACCCATTCAATTGGAAAATTCATTTTCGCTCCTGTGTGTGTATTCTTTTATTATACTGCCTTTGGTTTCTTTGTCAAGTCTTTTTTCTTATTCTTTTTATCAAAATAGACTCTAACATAATATTTTCTTGTAACTGCAATCCAAAACAGAATGAAAGTATTAGTGATTGATACCCCAAAAGGACCAAACAAAAATACAGTCATTGTCAAATAATTAAGTGCCCAAATCAACGGAAAGTTGATTAAGGTTGCAAGTATTGTGTCCCCAATTGATTCTTTGAGGGCTTGATGATTGAGACCTAGTTCCATTAATCTTTTACTACCTGTGGATTTTCCCCAGCAACAAACGCCGCTAATTCATCATACGGTGGAAGACTTTCTGCATACACCATTAACTTAAGAACTTCAGATGGAGACATGTAACCTTGTACATCATCACCTTGATACTCGACAAATCCGTCTTTAGTCATCAAAGCCGTTTCTGCTGTATCACTTGCTGGCACAGCCTGACCCCAATCTTCAATGGGCAAGTCTCGGTTAGTGCAATAGTTTCCACCACCAAACTGAACGGATACTGTGTACCCGTTTTTGTAAGTGATTTTAAAACCTTTTTGGTTATCGATTTGAAAACTCATTAAACAGCCTCTGCAATTTTAGCAAGCCTTTCGTCTCTGTAATCCAGAGCACCTTCGCCTAAGTAGATGTTACCATCCTCTGCTCTGTAAAGATTATCCAATGATGCTGAATCATCTTTTTGTCTTTGAAGAACAGAGAACTCAGCCTGTTCAAAAGTGATAGCACCAATTTGAACAAAGTCCAACAGCATGTCTGCAAAAGGAATAGCACCGTTTGATTTCCACACAGTCAACCCATCAACTTGAGCAGTATCTTCAAACTTCTCCTCGATGCTTTTTGAGAAGTTGTTACCTTTCTGTGATGTGAAAAGAACATCGCCTGTAAAAGTTTTGTTCTCATCGTTTATAGATGCAAGTCCAAAACGTTCTTTTCTTACTGTTTCGCCTGCGATTTCTACTGTGTTTTCTAATATCATAAAATTACCTGTTGTTAATTGTTCAAAGTATACATACTATTATACGGTATTTCGACCCAAATGTCAAGCCTTTTTACCCATTATTTCGCCTAATAAAATCAATAACTTAGAAAAAAGTTTTACAAGGTGTTACAGGGAATAAGTAATATTGTATGCGATAGTCTTCAAAAGTGCTTGGCTATGTGCCTTGTGTACAAGTGAGACAGTAACAGAGAAAAATTATCTGTATAAGATACAACCCGGACAGCACGGGCTATCACATACATTTAACACATACACACAAAAGGAGAATATTATGTCTAAATCAGGATTTGAAATCAGAGCAGATTTGCTCAACCAAGCACAAGGTATCTTAGAGTGCAATCTACAAAGAAAAATACAATCAGCCCAAGAGTGGAATGCTTATCATCAGGAAGATCAAAAAGAAATTCCTAGTGATGAAATTAACACCGCTGATGTTATTAAGGCTGCCAAAGAACTCTATGAGTTCGTTAACGATAAACAATAAGGTATAAATACTTATGTGTTACATGAGTAACATGTGACGAACTAATTAAAAGTTTTTATCGCACAAGGGCTGGAAACAGCCCTTTTTTATGAATCGTCTCTGTTCTTAACAATCTCGTCAACAAGACCGTATTCTAATGCTTCTTGGGCATTCATAAATCTATCTCTTTCCATATCAGCAGATAGTTCTTCAAATGTTTTGCCTTTAGAATTGTGTTCTACATAAATTTCAGTCAAATACTTTTTCATTTCTAAAATTTCTTTAACTTGAATTTCCATATCGGTTGCTTGACCTCTTGCACCACCTGAAGGTTGATGAATCATGTGCCTAGCACGTGGAAGCATTTTACGTTTACCAGCAGTACCTGCCTGTGCTAACAGACTACCCATAGATGCGGCTTGACCCATAACAATTGTATTAATGTCTGGCTTAATGAATTGCATCGTGTCGTAGATAGCCATACCTGCTGTTACACTACCACCTGGTGAATTGATGTACACAGAAATATCCGCTTCACTATTCTCACTTTCTAAGTAGAGTAATTGTGCTACAATCAAGTTAGCCATAGTATCATGTACTTCTCCTTCTAATAGGATAACACGATCACGTAGTAATCTACTATAAATGTCGTAACTACGTTCACCACGACTTGTTTGTTCTAAAACCATTGGTACTAGTGCCATAAAATTTCCTCTAATTTATGTTTCTTAAAGTATGCATTATACATGTTTTATATATCATATGCAACACTTTCGGTTATGTTAATGTTACCGAACTTACAAATTGTCTTTTTTGTATTTCAGTTATTACTTGCTCAGGAGACAAATGTGTTTGTAGTTTTGCTAACGGAATGTTTCCTGGTCTATTGTATATATGACCGTAATTGTATCTCGCATCATAAAATTCTTTATTTTCATCGTAATGCTTTTTATACATCTTACGAAAGTTATTGATAGTTTCAGTTTTTGTACCAAAGTATCTAATAACGAAATCAGCGGCATAATGTCTAAAGGGTTTGTATGCTTCGTCACCGATATGATGATCGTCATCTATAGCCATGTCTTGTAGAGTCTTTCCTATCTCTACATATAACAAATATACAGTTCCAAATTCAACATGATCTGTAAAGTGTTCATAGTCAGCATCTTCTAATGTTCTAATGCCTGGACCTCTTGGTTGATCATAATAAGTTACTAGATGTGTTGGCATCATTTTTCTAACAGTCCCTTTAGCCATTGCTTCGCATCTATGTACTTCTAAATTTAATTGTCCTAATGCTCGTTGAACATCAACTGGTGCTGACACAAAAAACTCATGCGGCTCATTAAGCATTCCGTGATAGACTTCAAAGATATGATGTAAGTAATTAAGGTCGTCTTGTATCAACTCAGGCGTCATTCTGCGTTCTACAAAGCCCGGACTGTAGTCGTTAATAGTGTCTACGCATTTATTAATAGCATCAACTGCTTTTTGTCTTTCTATGTCTAACGTATCAAAGCCATATAATCTTTTAGGATCATCTATTGTATGCTGTTGAATTGCTTCATCTAAGAGAGTAGCCCATCGTTGAGCAATAGATGTTTCATTAATGTTATAAGTTAATGTGAGATCGTCTTTGCCAGAATATGTTACATGCATCTTTTTGTACATGTAAGTATTTAATTGCTGTCAGGCTATAGGGAACCTTTTGGCAGTTCCCAAGGACCATACGTGCCTTGATCCATTGAAATGTCAACCATATCTTTAAAACTATATATCTTGTATTCGTCTGAATTACTAGGATCAACATTGCCTATAGCATAGTAAATTTGTTTGGGCATTTCGATACTACGACCATTTGAATAATCTAAAACTGTGTCGCCTATCTCTACCCATGCATGACCATGTTGTACGCCTTTGATCGGACCCTGACCTGTAACAATTGCATGTACAAGTTTGGCTTCAGGATGCTCTCTAAAAACTTTATATAGTTTTTTATATGCGGCTTCAAAACAGTCACCAACAGGCGCTTGAAACTGATCGTCAACTTCTAATAGTTGCCAGTTATCTCCTGTGTATTTTTCTTGTACAAACCCAGTAATATCTGGATCTTTCATAACACCAGTACGAGTTTTGTCAATAACTGACGTGCCTGGATTCAGTTTCTGTCTGAGTTTTGGTATAATTGCTTTTATTTGATTGGCTATCTTATTACCTTTCTCATCTGCTATAAGTTCAATAATTTCTTCATCAGTATATTTGTCAACTATTAATTCTTTTATTAAATCTATGTTTATTGGTTTTGCTTTTGGTTTCGGCGTAAACGGAGCATCTGGATTGATAAGTTTGCCACTTGGATATTTTTTCCCTTTAACTAACCAACGGGCTATTGATACTGGGCCAATCTTTTTCTCAGGTGTTGAAAGTTTATTGGATATGGCTGGAAATATCATGCCTTGTTTACGCAGTTTTATTGCTTCTTCATACCACCAAGGTTTGGCTCCGTCGAAATATGTCCTACCTACCCCTAGTGGGAAATCTTTTTGAGTAAATGGTGGATTGTCGTTGTATATATTACCCTTGCTGTCCGGTCGACCTGTGAGCCAATAGTGAATAGTGTTGGATACGGCGCCAACTTGTCTACCAATTTCTACGGCAGACATACGAGGATTATCTGTTTTTAGTTTTACTGCTTTTTCATACCAATCTGGTTTACCACCATCTCGGTATTTTTTAAGCCTTCTGTATTCAGTTAAAAACTCAGATGCTCTCATTGTTTAGGTCCAAGATTTCTTTTTGCCGCCGTCGTATTCTCTGGCGTGTCCTTCTTCTATTAACATGTTGCAGATATTCTGTCCATCATCTGTGTGAGGGATACCCAAGATTCTACCGTACTTGCCTTTACCTAATGATTGTATCTTAAACTTATGTTCTGCTAATATCTCTTTAAGTCTTTCTTTAGCGGCTAATCCTAATTTCTTTTCTTCTAAATTTCTAGTTCTGCTTTCTGGTGTATCGATTCCAGCAAGTCTAACTCTTTGATTGTGTAACAAGACATTAAATCCTAAGTCTAGTGTTACGTCAATTGTGTCTCCGTCCACTACTTTAACTAACGTAGCCTGATAGATAAAAGGTTCTACTTGTTTATTCTGTACGTTGATTGGTGTTTTTGCTTTCTTCTTTGCCATTATCTTTTGTTCCTTCCGACACCACTACTTGGTTGTCGTTTCTTAAATATATCAGTAACGTCTTTGCTACCGCCTTTTGTTATTGCTTTAGTATCTTTTGCAAAGTCTTTTGGTGTATCATTCATTTTAACTTCTTCACCGTCACCCTCACTTGGTTCGTCTATGACTGTCTTGGGTGGCGTGTTTGCTAGTTTAAATGAGAATCCACCTTTAGTAGGATCAGTTGCTCCTGACTTAGATTCTAATGATACTTTACCTTCAAGTTTAGCAGGCCATTGAGTAGCAAACGTCATAACTTTAGGACCCTTTTTAGTACTAACATCAGCATATTGCTGAATAAAGTTCATGTCTAAAATCTCAAGTATAACTTGTTGAAACTCTGGGAATGCTCCTCCCTCGTTGACTGCTTCCATAACTGCTTTCTTAACTACATAAGTAAGTTTGCCTCCATCAGAGGAAGGCTTTTTAAATTCTGTATCTGCCCATAGACTTGCATACTCTTCCATTTCGATTGGATTTTGTGTCTTAAATGCTTTAACACTTTCTGATGCTTCATCGATTGTTTGATCATTAAAAGGTAAGAAAGGTTTGAATTTATCTGGTATTGCATCAGGTTTATATCTTGCTAGTACGTTCATAGCATAGAATACTGAAGAAACTGTCTTAGGCGTTGGTATAGGGGCATCTGATTGACATACTTCAATGAACTTCATCGATGCTTCAAATGCAGGATTTTCTTTTATACTGTCTGGTATCTTTAATCCGCTAATGCTAGGTGGTGCCCCTCCCCCTTTGCCTTTACTAGAAATATTAATTGTGTGATTTGTAGTTGTGTTTTTGATTGCCGCAAAACTGTCAGCAATGTTTGTATTGGCCGCACTAGGAAAGTTAATGATTAAGTCACTGACACTTCCACCTAACCATTCTTCAAAACTTCTACGTCTTGGAAAACGTGATGTGCCTTCGATGAGTGCTAATACTCCTAAATACTCTCCTGCATAATCATGTATAGATGATCTTATCTTAGGAGGAACATCATCAGGTATAATTGGATTCTTACCTTCCATAATATCAATAGCCATTTGCACTACAACTTTACCATATTCAGTAGAGTTTAGTGACTCATTAGCAATAATTTCTTGACCTAATTTACTTGCTGGAATATCTTTATCTGTGATTCCGATTTGAGACGGTTTGAGTACTGCTGATTCTTTACCGACTTCTTCAGTAGACTCTCCTTCATCTTGCCCAACGATTGCTTGTCCACCTAAGTCTGGTGTCTTTAGTAACTTACTTAAAGGTATCTCATCACCAGTTTCTAATTTAATTTTAAGTCCGCCCTTAAACTGATCTTCGTCTTTTAAACCTTGAAATCTATCTGCTTCACTAGGTTCAGCAATTACTGCTTCTCTGTCTACAGTGTAAAAGGCCATGCCAGTACGAATCATCTCAATAAACTTGTCAAATCTTTCCTGATACTTATTAATTTGACTGGCACTAAGAGTTACGTCTTCGTTAATTAAATCTAATGTGTTAAGTAATGAATCATGCATGATAGTATTTATCAGCATTTCTTTAAAGACTGATACTTAAACCATTTGGCGTTTCTGTGACATACTTTTAAAGACATGCCGTATTTGTCAATGTTATCTCTATGTTTAAAAAATGAAGGTCCATGAGACATAATAGGCTCCCAACCCTTGTTGACTCGTTTTACACCATCGATGTCCCATTGATATTGATGTGCCATTTCATGTGCAAGTGTATCAATAAACCATTGCCTACAAAACCACTTATCACTTAGTTGTATTTCACAACAGGATTTTGATTTTAATTTTCTTGGTTTGCTATCATCACTACAACACATTGCCCACCATGACTTGCGAGAGTGAAATGTAAATGCCGGCATTTTAAGTTCGTTGTTAAAACATGTGGCATTTAGTACTCGCCATGTTTTGCGTACTATATAAAGATCAGGTCTGTATGGTTGTCGTTTTTGTTGGGCTACTGTAGGTAGTTTTTCGTTCATCCAAAAGTTTAGGATTTTTTCAGCCCTCTCTTTTTTCATTGATGATTCTCCTCTGTGTCATAATTATTTATAAAATTATTTGGTTAAAATAAAAAACAAAGCAGTTGACTTCCTCATAAATACAATGTAGAATGTAATCCAAAAGGAGATAATATGGAAAATGAAATTTCAGTCATTTTAGGCTTGGCAGTAGTTGTCGCCGTAGTTTATTTTTACCGTAAAAAAGATGATAAAAAATCTAGCGGTAAATCTTCTACAGTAACTACTCCAAAAACTCCTGCTAAACCAAGAGCAAAAGCGGCTCCTAGAAAAAAGGCACCTGCTAAAACTGCTCCTAAAAAAGCGGCACCTAAAAAGACTACTGCAAAAAAAGCGGCCCCTAAGAAGGCAGCACCTAAAAAGTCTGGACCTAAAAAAGGATCAGCAAAGCCTAATTTACAAATCAAGTAAGGCATAATAAATGATCGATATCGGGTTTGATGTACTCAGTGATCTGAATTTAGAACCTAATGATTCTTTTAATTGGCATGATAAACCTACAAGTTTGTATTGCATATTAACGGGAAACATTAGTTCTGATATGAGAACCGTAACGCAAACCCTTGTCCATCTTAGTCAACAATATCAAGGTGTCTTTTACACACCAGGCATGCTTGAGTATGAAGATTGTGATGGCGATATCAATCATAGAACTTCTCAGTTAGTAACAATAGCACAAAAAATACCTAACATTGTCATTTTACATCATAATATAGTGATAATCGATGGTGTTGCAGTTATTGGTAGTAACTGTTGGGAGACTGCACATGAGCCCGGAAAATCTATATCAATAGATGATTTGAAATATAACCAATATAGATTAGATGACATGGGCTTTTTGCATAAGACTATAGAAAAACTTCAACGCCACTTAGATGTTAAAAAGATTGTAATTGTAACTAATGGTGTCCCTAATGAAAACTGTTATTTTGGTCAAGTGCCTGAATACGTTGAAACACAAACACCACTAGATACTGTTCTAAATGCAGATAGTGAAAGTAAAGTCACTCATTGGATCTATGGATCATATGATAAACCTGTTGAAGCAACTTTAATACTTCCCCGTAAATGTGATATTCAGTGTGTAAGCAATCCCCTAGAAGGGAAGAATGTCAAACAATTTAATCCTAAAAGAATTTCTGTTTTAGTTTAAGATTCTGCTTCTACTTTGATTTGAAGCGGATAACCCTTTGAACGTGCTTCTAAAGTAACTTCGATACCTTTTTGTTCTGCGATCTCGTAGGGTAAAACTGCTACAGTAGCCGAACCGTCTCTATGAATGTCAGCAGTAATATTGGATGCGGTATCTGGATTGTAAGAAAAATAATCACATAAGGTATCTACGACAAATTCCATAGTTGTTACTTCATCATTGATGTAAATAACTTTGAACAAAGGCGGTTCCTGCAATGCGAAATTAGGTTTGATTTTTCCTTCTGTTGTTGCATCAAATTCTTGTGTCATAATAATTCCTTGGTTTAGAGTGATTAAATGTGTGCGTAGCCGAAACTACGCACAACATACCTCTATTATATTATTTATCAGAGGAGATGTCAATAGTTCTGGGTTTGAGTTCCTCAGGTAATTGACGTTCTAAGATAACTTTTAAGATTCCATCTGTCATTTTAGCATCTTTTACGTAAACGTGATCTGCTAATGTAAATGATCTCTCAAAGTGTCTTGCACTAATTCCTCTGTGCAAATACTCCAGTCCTTCATCAACATCTTCTTTTACTTTAGATGAGATTTTTAACTGGTTTTGATCTACCTCAATAGAAATAGTATCTTTACTAAACCCTGCGACTGCAAGTTCGATAACATAATTGTCATCGTCATGCTTGACTACATTGTAGGGAGGATAATTATCCTTCCCAGCAACTGCGGCTAGTCGATTAAGGTCATCAAAGATCGAATCGAACCCGATTCCAAATTTATGTATTGAGGGTATGTCTAAAGATTTTAGACGTAAGGTTGGTATATTGCTTGTCATAATATTCTCCTTTTTAAAGCAAGATTAAAGTTTGGACCCTTTCGGCATCCATGTGAATAAGAAACCTATCTTTTTCACATAACTATTTATCATTATATAATGATAAAAAAGTATTTTTCAAGTAATTTTGGGTTAATATTTTCTACTTCTAGGACTACGTGGTCCTAACTCAGTGGCTTGTCTTTTCTTTTCACGTTTGATAGCCATTGCTTTTTTAATTTTTCTTTTATTTGTTGGCTTTTCATAAAATTCATTCTTTTTGATGTCATCAATTAAGCCAGAGTTTGAAACTTTCTTTTTAAATTTACGTAATGCTTGATCTACATTGCCGTCGATTACAACAACTTTGTTGCCTCGAGGTTGTTGAACGAATGGTTTTTTCCTGTCGTTAAAATTTCTTCCTTTATGTTTGTTAGTTCTATATGTCATTTAATTGGTTGTGGGTTAATTACTAATTCCTTGTCTATATTTAGTTCCGTAATACCTTTCTTTTTATATTTTCCTGAATCAAACATATGAGGTCGTAAAACTCTTTCTATTTCTGTTTGTAAACCACGTGCGCCTGTCTTTTGTTGCATACAATTAATTACTATTTCTTCAATCGCATCGTCAGTAAAAGACAACTCAATCTCATCAATGCTAAAAAGATAGGTGTATTGATCAATAAAATTATTTTTAACTGTTGTCAGTACTTTGATTAGTTCTTGTTTAGATAATTCTTCTACATTAATTGTTGTAGGGAATCTTCCAATAAATTCAGGAATCATTCCAAACTTCATTAAGTCATCTGCTTTTACATCTTTAAAATGCCCTGACTCTGTATCTTTCAATTCACTACCGAAACCTATGTTTGTACCCGTTGTTCTAGCCTTCACAACGTCTATTAGACCATCGAATGCACCGCCTGCTATAAAGAGTATGTCTTTAGTATTAACTTCAATGAGGGGCTCCTGAGGGTGCTTACGTTTGCCGTGTTGAGCAACACGACATACTGTACCTTCTACAATCTTTAAAAGTGCTTGTTGTACGCCCTCTCCGCTTACGTCACGTGTTATAGAAACGTTTTCACTCTTACGTGCTATTTTGTCTATTTCATCAATAAAAATGATGCCACGTTCTGCTTTTGCTACATCACCGTCTGCTTTTGATAATAATACACTTATCATACTATCTACGTCTTCACCGACATATCCTGCTTCGGTTAAGTTAGTAGCATCAGCAACAATAAAAGGAACATTAAGATATTTTGCAACTGTTTGTGCAAGTAAAGTTTTACCACACCCTGTTGGTCCTAATAAAAGTACGTTACCTTTTTGAATAGTTAATCCTGCAGGGGGAGGATTGAATACACGTTTGTAATGATTAGTAATTGCTACTGCTAGGACCTCTTTAGCAGACTTCTGACCAACAACATACTTATCTAGGTGTCTAAGTATAGCATGAGGTTCAACCTTTTCTATAACATCAGATTTTGCTTGAGCATCATCTGGTTGTTCTTCTTCAATTAATGTTTGGCAAAGGGCAACACAATCAGAACAGATTGCTACTTGTTCACCGACAATTAATTTTTGTACATTTTCTTTGTGTGTACCACAAAAAGAACAATGAAACTCATTTTTTTCACTCATATGATGTACTTATCTTATTGAATTTTCTGGACAGTTTTTAGCGGAGGAGACTGTTAAAGTCAACTCTGTTGTTCCCTCAAATTCACTTAAATCTTGTTCATTTATAGGGTGCATCAAAAAACTTGTAGTTTCTCTACTTGTGTGAAATGATAATCCCCCGCCCGTGTACGTATATAATGCTTTACTACTTCCCCAAGGTTGATCAGGAATATATCTTATACTTTGTACACATATATTTATCGAGGATTCATTATGCAATGAGTTAATATTTAATAGCACAAAGTCATTGCGACCAAATACTTTTCGCAATTTTCTATACATTATTTGGTCCGAAATATAAACTCGTTCTTCGTCAAATGAAATATATGTACGGCCTCCCCTGTCACCCTCAAACAAAATTAAAAGTTCTTGCAATGCTACCAAATATTTTTGGTCCCAAGATATAGTGTAAGGGACATGTAAATAATGTTTGTTAGGATTGTGATAGTCTGCAACGACACTAAAATCATGTACAGTCACATTAAAAGCCTCACTAGGAAAATACTTAAGAGTATTGTCAAGTAACTTTTGTCCGTCTACATAACCCTCTTTGTACAATCGTATTTGTGCTTTGATGTTATCAACATTAAAACCCAATGGATTATGATTACGACTCAACAAAAAGTTCTTTAACTTAGAACTGGCTACAGAAACGTTTACAATTACTCTATGTAAGTTTAAGTCTCTAATATAGATGTGATGTTTAATTTGATATGTTTTGATATATCCTGCACTATATGATAAGATTTGATTATGCACTATTTCACCATTTTGCAAATGGCGTTCAGTATCTAATATGACACCTACTTCATTGTCAATTGCTACTTTAAATGCGTTATTAAGTGCTATCTCTAGTGTAGGACCTTCTCCCTCGACTTGCATTGCATATGCCGCGGGAGAAGTAAGTATGAATAAGACCGCGAGAACTAGCCTCATATAATAACTCCTAGTTAAAATAAGGTGCTATATCGTTCTGAATTGTTTCGGCTCTTTCTCTATGCCATGTAGCAGTGATTTGAATCAATTGATCGTCTTTTTGATCGACTTCAAACACTGTTCCTCGCATGATTGCTTGTGCGTTCCCTCTGACAACTGTGTTGAGTTCTCTTACAGTATCATTGATATTAGAACGAACAGCAAAGTTCATGTTTGGTTTGCCAGGGTCTCTAGGTGCTAGTGGCTCACTGCTTGTAATGCCAACGACTGCTGGTAGTCTTGGAGCATTTACATTGTTTTGCCCTGTACCCTTGATAGGATTACGATAAGTATCGTCTGCTTTTTCAACGTTTTGAGCCATAAGAGTTACTACCCTTTCAGTAGTAATATCTTCGTTGATGAACCTAGCAATCATTGCCATAGATTCAAGTTGACCTATTTGATTTGCAGACTGACCATTAAAATTAGTGCCACCGTTTGATGGAATAGTAATGGTTGCTTCAATCGATTTGATCTCAGATTCTTTACATGTAATGTTAAGAGTCCAACCGTTTCTGTCAATACATTCCCAATTGACTCTGATACCATCGTCTTCAAAGAATGTGCTGAGTTTTTGCTGAGTGACTGCTGTAGTCTTAGGGACTTCAACGTTGTCTGCTTTTTTGCCACCGAACATTGAACAACCCGTTGTGGTTACAATCAATGCTGATAACAATACTACATTTGAAATGTTTTTCATACTTACCCTCCTAACTTGGGCGTTATTAATTTAACTTACTTAGTATTATATGAAATTGAGAAGGTTTATGCAATACTTTTGGGTAATTGATTTACCCAGAATTTTTTGTAAGATAAATCTCTACTTGGACACGTTCTGCTTCTGATAATAAATCAATGTCATACTCGCCTGTTTTAATTTGAGCAATTATGTATTTGATATATTCTTCATCAAACGTATATGAGTCTGTCGAATCTTTATCGATCTCCATCCAATCCTTGCCCTCAAACTTAAAGACACGATTTGGCATCTGATCAACTCTTACAAAGATATCGCCTTTGACTGCGATGATTGGGAATGTGGTTCCGAAACTAGTTCCTGCTTGTCTTGCGCCACTGTCTTCTTGTAATTGCAATTCAGGGTGCATTTCTTTAATAGCATTTTCATGTATCTGTTTGCCTTCTGGGTCAATATAATAGTCACTGTCTCTTACTTTTTCGTATGTGACACCTTGTGAAACTCTAGGTCCTTCTTCAACCTCTTCTTCAACTTTGTTGCCCTCATACTCTTTAAATGCTTGTTTAGTTTCATCTATTTTTGCTTGTAACTCTGGATCTTCTGTTATCACTTCAGGTTGATCTAAGACAGGCTCGGGTACAGGCTCACTCACCTGATCGTTTTCAACCGAGACTTCTTCTTGCAACTTTTTGTGAAACTTACTAAGTTCCCAATTTTCAAAAGCATCTTTTGCTTCTTTTACACTGGGTTCTAATTTTGAAAAATCTAAATCAAAACCAGACATGACATTTGCGGCATCATCTACAGCACTAGGCGGACTGCTTGGTTTTGATTGCAGGTCTGCTTTCATTTTATCGTAGTCTTCTAGGTCAGGGATATCATCATCTTTGCTGTTAAGCATATGTTGACGACCATGTTCCGAACCAAAAGGTTCCATATCAAACCCTTTTCCCATGGGTTCAGGATCTGGATCATCGTCTGGTTGTGGCTTTTCCAGGCTTTGTTTTTCCTTTCTGCGTTGCTCAAATGTATATTGTGATGCAATCAGCAATAAGACTGCTAAAGGATCGAATACAAAAATGATAACCATAATCAACCATGATACTGCGGTTTCTAATAGATTATTATCTGCTTCTTCTGTACCAGTAAAAAACTCTGCGATATATCTGATGGGTCCTACTTCACTTTCTACTAATCTAACTGCCTGCTCAGACTCAAACTTTTCATCTTTTAGTTGGTCGATTACATTGTAGATATCATCTATATCTGCGTTCCATTCATCAATTTGGTTCAAATCATCGTCTTGTGATGATGTAGATTGATCTCTTAAACGATTAATTTCTGCGTTAGCATCGTTTATTGTTGTCTGTGCTTGTGCCCTGTATCTGTCAATGTTTGCTTGTTGTGTTGCAATATCATCTGCAATTGACTCACGTTGTGGTGTTTGCTGTTCATAGAGGGCTTCTGCTTGAGCCACATAGTCAATTGTTTCAGTCTCTGCTCGTCTAAACGTTCCACCTTCATCTGTAGTAATTACTTCTACACCTCTGTTTCTGAGGTCATTTACTGCTTCATCTAATACTGCTAATTGATCTCTAAGTCTGTCTATCTGACCCTGTGCATAATCAATGTCACCCTGTACTCGTTCCCATGCACCGTCTCTGATTGTTTCTTGTTGGGTAATAGATGCAGATACATCGAATCCGTCTGTGGATTGCAGACTTGCGATACGTTCTTCTAATATTTCAATTCTGTTTTCTTCTCTTGCAATTTGCCCGTCTATTCTTTGTACTGTTGCAATTGCTTCTGTTGCATTACCAGATGCAGTATCATGTGCCTTAGACAAGAATCCAAAGATACCTATTGACGTAATTAACATTAAAACCAATACGGCAATACTAAGGTAAGTCTTTAACCACCACGTGGCTATTCCCCAATATCTATGTAACCAAACTGCTGTAACAAGTTTGCTTACTTCTAAAACTCCTCCCATAACTATAATAGGGATAACTGCCGCTGAGAATATAGCGGCTAGACCTGACACTGAATAATAAATGGCAACACCACTGATAGTAAGTGCTGTAAATAAAGTAAGCCAGGCTATAAAGATACTTGTCTTCATATAAGATTTTTCCTCTGCATTATCGTACATAGTATTTAGTAAGATTTTGCATGGTTATTTAGTATTATTTTCTCTTCCAAGTTCTTTAGCAAACAAATGACCATATGTGTCAATAAATTCTTGGTAAAACATGTTAAGTTGTCTAGGTATTCCAGGACCTTGTCGAATATGGTATGTAATCATAGGTGCAATACCGTCTTCTCCTTTGCCTTCAATACCCTTGTCTCTAAGTTTAACTTCTCTAACCTGTAAATAATCACCGTCTGGAAAGGTATATTTTGCACCAATTAGTTTATGCAGTCTTAACTTTTTGATATTCTCTGGCCATTGATCCGGAGTGTAATTGAGGTCAGTCATCTTTTTCAATTACTTCCATATCATATGTGACATCAAATCCACCTTTTCTCATCGTCCACCAATCGTCTTCGTCTAGGTAGTCCCAATCGATTCCGTAAAACTTATCATAACCATTTTCTTCGTAACCCATTTCTTCTAGGTCATCAACAAGTACAACACCTGATTCGAGGTCATCAAACAATTGTTGAATTTCTTCTTTAGACTTATCCGGAAACATATCCGTAAGATATGCAATGTCAATTTCCACTGCATATTTTCTTTCTACTTGGTGCCACTCAGACATCGTTGCTACAATTACTTTTGCCATTTTAGTATCCTGAACTCCAATGAACATATTCATCCTTGCAGTCATATTCACCACAGCAACATTGACCTTCGTCAACATTGATGTAATCTTCATCACCTGGTTGTGCTGGAAGCATATCTGCTAATGTATGAAGATTCCCTTCATCATCAGTAAATTCAGATACAATTACGTTTTCTTTGTCTAATGCCATATTATTCTCCTTTATTCTTTGTAAGAGGAATCGCCCTCTACTATTACTATTTGTCCTTGAAAGTAGCATTCGCAATCATCAGTATCAAAACCATTTTCTAGCAAATAGAACATTCCTTCTTCGTATACTTCTTCTTGGAATTCTTCAAGTTCATCGCCTTCTTTTGACTTGTAACCACTCCAATCCCAGTCGTCCCAACAACCGTCCCATGAATCTATCATTTCTGCTTCGATAAAATCATTGACACATAGTTCATCATTGAATCCATCTTGTTGAGCCTCTGTTAACATTTGAACTTCTTCTGCATCCTGAGGAGTAACAAACCAGTTACCAGAGCGCCATCCTTGTTCAATTACAACAACATCTCCGTTGTCATAGTTTTTTAAAAATTCCTTTTCTATATAGGATTTTTTAAATTTGTTAGATATTTGATATTGCTTACCTATTTCAATTTTCATAATTTTCCTTATTTGTCGTCCCTAAATCTTACGAATCTTGGGAATCGTAAACTATACGAGCCATCCTGATTTTGAGATACTGCATCACATAATACTTCAGCAGTCTCGCCAATAACATCATCAGATGCTGACCAGAACTCGTCTCGTTGTTCGTCTGAAAATCCAGACCCAACATTTACTTTGATAAGTTTGCCATCGTCTGTACCTTGACAAACTAATGCACCCAGTCTACCTTCATTACGACCAGTGCCCTGTTCTAATTCGATGACTTCTAAGTCTACAGTAATAGTAGGCTTCCATTTCATCCAGAAGAGGTTACGTTTACATTCGTAAGGAGCCTCTAAGTCTTTGATCATAATGCCCTCAAATCCTGCATTGACCATATCGTTAGAGTATGTCTTAAGTTCTTGTTTACCTTCATCAGTGTCTAAGTCAACAATGATGTGCGACATAGTTTCTAGTGAACTAAGATCAGCAAACAAGGGTGCTAAGTTATTCATTGCAGTAACACGTTTTCTAAATTGTGCGTTGCAATGCCCACGTTGAAAGTCTGCTAGTGGCATGACATCGAATACATGAAATACTGTATCATCAGCCTTAGCATCAGTTTTTCTACGTGCTTGTGTCATCAATTCATTGAATGATGCACCAACTACTTCACCATCGAACACAAATCCATTTCTGCAATTGCCGATTTCCTTGCCTAACAAGGTAATTATTTTTCTTACATTACTAATTACTTGTGCTTCAATGTGAGTGAAGTTCTCAAATACTTTTCCGTTACGACTGTAACATGTTGCAATTGGCTCAGGGTGATCATACATGCCTGGTTCAAATGATACTACCATCAGAACTCTGACACCATCTAATTTTGGTTCCAGCCTTTTAGTGCCTGACATTTCAGGGCGACCTTCTGAGTTAGTAGCAAGTTGACATTTGAAAACTGGTACTTCGTAGTCAGTTTTCTTGCAAACTTTGTTAATTGTAGCAACAGAAAATCCTGCACGTAAATCTCTGCGAATGACTGGAGCACAAAAGTTGTTCCATTCATCGTCAGTAAATCGTACAGCCATTTCTTCTACTGCTTCGATAGCGGCATTACCAGTTAACTTACGTTCTTTCAGTTCTTCTAGTAATGCAACAAAGTCTTCCCAAGGATTCTCCTCAGCAAAACAATTATCTTCTGCTTCAGTAGGACGTTGAATTGAGACTTGTCGTTGACCTGTCTCAGGATCTTCGATTACTTCAGTAGTAGTTGAAGTCTTAGAAGGAACCTTACGCACACCAAATGTAACGTAAGGATTGTAGCACATGCCTGCAAGTTTTAGAAACGTATCTGCATTATCACTGCCTAATGTGGCTGCCTCTAATGCTTGTTTCAAAACATCTTGTTTATGAAGTTTTGAATTAGATTCGTTAAGTTTGTGTATCCAACTTGCACTCATATGCTTCTCCTAAATATTATTCTATTATTATACATCCAAACAGCAAGAATGTCAACCCCTAGGTTGATTAAATGCTTCTACTATTTGGTCCCACCATACGGATAGTTGGGTAACTGATGCACTTACAACGTCACCAACTGCACCTGCTCCGCCGTACATAAATGTACAAACCAGGTATCCTATGACAAAGCCTATTACTAGATTTTTCATTTTTCCTCCATTACTTTAACACGATTCAACTGGGTGGTCACTAGTCCATCATCGTCAGTACGATGACCTTTGACTGTGCCCTTAATTCTAAGTTCAGTGTCTACTGCTGGATGCAAAGTAGAAGAGGCAAAAAAGACTACGTTACCAGTGCTAGTCTTAGCAGTGATAAAGTAACAATTATACCTGTGTGACAGAATGGTTCTAAGAACAGTAATGTCTAACTCTAATCTGTCTTTGATTTTACCGATAGCAGTAGAAGTCTTAGACTCCTCAGCAATTCGGTCCTCTTGACCTTTTTTAATGATAGCACGGTCATATGCTTTTGGAAGACTTGCGATCATACCGAAATCACTTGAATTGGTGATCATGTCTTTATCTGCTAATGCCATAGCAGACTTATCAAAATCTGACATCCAACCACCTTGCAACATTTTAAATGTCAAGGCTTTGTAATGTTGACGAACTTGAACACCAAGATTCTTGGTAGTAGCATCAACACCCTTAAGGTTGTTTTGCAGAAGTTCCAACATAATGTCACGGTTGGATTTTACCTTATCAGAACCCTCATGTGCCTTCACATAAGTCTTGCCGTTAAGCAAGTATGCTTTTGCAGAAGCGGCCCAAACATCATTGGCTGAATATTCGATTTTGTTTCTACGCATAGTTCTCATTCCTTATGCACTCCAGTATGATTCTGAAAGTGTAGACATGTAGTGAGGAGTATTGATTCCCTCAGTTACAGTGATTTTTTTACCAGTGCCTGGACAGATACCAGTCTTAGTAATCATTGGTTCAACGTAATCTTCGACAGCAACAATCGTATAAGATGATGCAAACTGCTTGTGAGTAAGATTAAACTGTGGCTCAGTAGCATCACGGTATGCATTGTGCAATGGAGCCGCATACTCAGGCTCACCATTTGCTACGCATTCAGCAACTTGATCATAAGCCTTTTGATAATACTTTACAGTACGGGTAATGCCTGCTTTAGCGGCACCTACTGTTTTGTACTGGGTAGAGGCATAACTCTTTTTGTTAGGCTCTCTGTGGATTGCTTGATTAGTGTTGTCGATAATTAAGTACATTCCTTCTCCTTGATTGTTCATAATATACATATATTATACGCAAAATTGTGCCCAAAGTCAAGCCTTTTATCCAATTATTTTCACTTTTTTACTGTAATAATATCAATAACTTACTCAGTTTCATCGTCTCTAACGATACGCAAGAACGGTTTTTGACGGATTGTTGGTGATTCAACTGGCTCAGGACCTTTGTATTCAGCACCCTCAACTTTGGGTTCAATTGTCTTGCTCAAATGTTGAGTCATTTGTGCTAACATAAGAACGATATCGTCCTTATCCTGTTGCTCATCTAGTGTGTTTAACCATTTTTCTAGTTCTTCAACTCCACCATTAAAGAGTAACTGTGCTACCCATTTTATATTGGTAGCATATCTACCTTCATTCCAAATACTCATTATTCATACTCCGGATTGTATTGTTCATATTCTCCTGTGTACCAGGCCTTAATAATTTTTTCTGCTGGTTTGCCTCTTACTGATTGAGAGATATTCGGGAAACCCTCTATCCCATCATCAAGCCTTTCTTTACTGCTGGGAATCAATGTATCTGATAACCAATAAGCGGTACTTGCAGTAGTTCCTTTTGTATTGAACCAAGGATCTTTATCAATTGCTCTAAGCATACCTTCTATAAAAATTGCTTGTGCTGAAAAATCTGTTGGGATAAACCATTGCATACATCGGCCCTCATATGATACACCATCATATGTGCCTTCAGTGCAAAAGCCGTCTTCTTTCCAACCTGTGCTTAAAAACATTTTATGACTTTGTGCAAATAGATTCCAAATTACTGGGGGAAGATCATACGTAGTATATTCCCAACATGGTTGTTGAGTATTACAAGTCCAATTATTATATAGATCGTTTACATACTTTGATATACGTTCTTCCATTAATTCGACTGTAGCATTTTGTTCTTCGCCTTTGCTTAATATGTTAGGCAGGCTAAGTAAAACTCCGTCGACTTCATTAAAGACTCTACTATCGTTCCATAATACCCCTTCTCCTACGTATACCTCACCACTAAATCTTGCTTTAATTTCTGATACAATGCCTGCCATACGTTCCATGTAATATGATGCCATCCAATTGGCTTCGGCTTGATCTGCTTCACCTTCAAGTCCACAAAAGCAAACCCACATAGCACTCCAGTCTGCTGACATACCACCTACACCCAACTGCTCTAATCTTTCTGCTTCCCAAATCATATGCTTTTCATGGGTATCCATAATCCTTTTTAACAATGCTCGGTCAACATAGACCATGCCATCAAAAGGAAACAAAAATGTATTGGTATCATCTAAGGCTAAAAACTGCCATGCATAATGCATATTCATTCCTAATTCTTGGGCAGTTTCAGCAATATATTCTATCTGCCAATCACTTATATGTTTACGACCGTGATTGATAGTCCATGTTTCTTCTGTGTGATCGTTCCAGTAACCAAAGTTATAGACCCATGCAGTCTCTACACCATGTTCTTTGAGTCGGCGTAATGTTGTTCTATACATTAACTTGATATACTGTGCTGATGTGCAATTTTCTACTAAGTTAGTTTTGTTTTTTAAGTTTTCGTATATCCATTGAACACCATAATCTTTAAAACCGATTGCTTTAAGATGTCCTTCTCCAAATGAATTCTGTGGCATAGGTATATCAAAGTCACCTAGATATTCTTCTTTGATTTTTGCATTGTGCGGGTTAGTACACGTACCTTCACTATCTTCGTCATTAACAGTAACATCTACACTTGCAGTACCACCTGAGCAGTTAAGAGAGAACGTATAGTCACCATAACTATCCATTGTGAAGTTCTCACTGCCACTTAATGACTTGCTACCTGACCAATAACCAGATGCTGTACACGAGGATGCATTTGAACTAGACCAAGTGATTGTTACACTGTCACCTTTTACAATGCTTGTTTTACTTGCAGTCATTGATACAGAGGCGCTAGAATTGTTGCCACCGCTACTACCGCCACCACTGATTGTACCACCGATGATTGCTCCTGCAGTGTCACCACCACCTCCACCGCCACCACATGCAGTGATGATTGCTAGTAAAGGAATGAGTGTAATATGTTTAAAAAATGTCATTTTGTGTACCTATATGTGTCAAGTGTTTATACAGTATACATAAAATATTGCCCGAAGTCAATAGAAAAATGCCCAAATCTTGCGAAATGGGCATTTTTGTTTTTCTGAGTCTTTTCTTTGAGGAACTGCTATTGGATTTTAAATACCAATTTGTCCGATTGAGTGAACCATGATCCAAGTCGTTGTTACAAATAACATTACTTCCCCTAGTTTTTCTCCATCAAACGAACAGTGTTGCTTAATGCTTAAGAATTTCTTCAATGTTGTCTCCGTGTGTGTATTGCAAAGGATGTAGATTTTAGGCACCCTAAAAAAGGATTTTAGGATTGTGCAAAAAATACTACTATGTAGGACCCTCCTACAACTCTATTTATACCTAATTGTTAATTATGATACTTTTCGTAGCAAGTGTCATAAAGTGTCATACCACGGAAGAAATAAGGGCTGTATGTAAATTGAAAGTGTCATAAAGTGTCATACAGACTCTAAATATTCTCTTAAATTACCATGTAATGTAATCATCATGGCTGTCTTATGATCATACACTCTGATAAAAGGTTCACCTTTTTTATCTCTTAACTTATGGACTCCGAGATAATATGGACATTTAATCTTTTTTATAATTTCTTGTATAAATGCTTCCGGAGCAATAATTCTTCTTTTGTGCATTGTTTTAGGATTAAGTCCCAACTCAAAATCATAGTATTCAAGTTTTGCTAAATCAAATAATCTAAGTCCTTCTTCACTTAGTCTTAAGCCTTGTCCTCCCCTACCTGTTAACCATATTTTAAATACAATGTCTCCTATAGGCATATTAGAAGGCACAACACCTTCAGGTATTTCTTTAAGAACTGCTTTAGTTATTTCTTCTTTGGATTTAGGAAAGATCATCCGGATAAACAATACGTCCGGAGTTTAAAAATACTACTGTGAATTTATCTGTTTTAAATTGAGAATTCAATTTACGGCACAGATTTCTTGCATGTCCCGGATTAGAGAAACTAGTTTTCTTATACTTTGGGGCCGCATCGTCATTTAGATAATGTGAGGATTTTAGGTTAATGGGCTGATCATCATAGTATACAGCCCAAATACCTGATGCTTCGATAATTTGATCGCATTTGTATGTTTCTTTATCGACATACTCCAATATGACATGGGGTTGGCTTCTACTCACTTGAAAGAGCCGCCTTTAACTTGTACACTAATTGTTTCTTCACTATCCTTTTCCTTTTTTAATTCATGCAAATCTGCTAACAACATAACTAATTCATCACGTAAACCTTTGGCTTGTTCGATTGGAAGTACAATAGTAGTTTTCCTTTTCGTTTCTCCCAATGATACCGTGTTCACAAAATCTTTTATGCGTAACATAATATGCTTATATATTTATCAGATTTTTTGCTTCTTCACGTGTTTTAAATGGTCCTTGATAGGGATATCTTTGAATAAAGATATATTTTGGACAAAATATTACTTGTTCGATGCCATTATGTTCGACTACAAAATAACCTGCGGCATGAAAACATTTTGATTTTTTTGTTTTTGTAAAAACATGAAGACCTCTTTTTACATCATACACAGAGTTATATGTCCTTGCTGTAGTAGGATACTCTGGGTAAGGTGTCTCTGTTTGTTTCTTAGATTCTTTGGGTGCCACAAACTTAATTTTGGTATTCTTTTGAATCTTTTTGATAGACTCAAATTCAAATACTTCGTCTTGTAAAGTAACGTTAAATGTTCCTACATTGTTTGCACAAACATTACCGACTTTTCTTTCGCCGTCTTTTAAAATCCAAAACTCATCATCTTTGACGGGCTTTGCAGTCAATTCTACATCTAATATCATTTTTTCTCCATTAAGTTCGTAAACGTAAATTTTATTTTCAGTTTTAACCATCTACTAGTTTCCCTGAATATGGTGCGTTCAACCATTTAGAATAACTATCTGCTTGATCACTGATTCTGTTAAGTTCATACTTACCACAAAAACGCATAAAGTGTACACCTACTTGAGGGACTTCTTTCTTTTCATTTACGCCATTTTTGATAGTAGTATCAACTTGATTTCTAATAACCTCGGGTTGTGCTGTCAAATCGATCAACACACGATTGCGTTCATAATCATCACGTACTCTATGTTCGACTTCATTATGATCAGTCCAACGTTGTAACATGATGTTATTCCAGTTGAATCCACCCTTGTCTTTATCTGCATATGCTTCTAGCAAACCTGTTTTGTTCTTTGTACCCTTCTTACGTACACCTGGATATGCACTAAACACATTATCAGTAGTGTCGCCACGCATACATTTTTCAAAGAGTAGATAAGCAGGGTCTTCAAGTAACTTGGGTTCACCTGTTTTCTTGTCTTTGATTGGACGATTTTTGTCATCAAAGTAACCATCTAAGCAGATAAACTGATTAGACACGCCATTGTATTGATGTACATTCTCTGCGATAAGTTGAACATAATCTGAGTCACTAGATATAATGACATGTTCATCATCAGGATGTAATGCAATGAAACGAGCAATCAAATCGTCAGCCTCAGCATTGGGATCTCGTAAGACACTACAGTTAGTCTTGTCCTTGAGATACGTTGTAAATGTTTCATAAGTCTCCCAAAACATTTCATTTTCTTCTTGTTCCGCTTCAGTCAATGACTGTGCCGCTACCTTACGATTTGCTTTGTAAGGTGTGTAAAACTCTTTACGCCATGAACGACCCTCTAAACAAAATACAACATGGTCAATACCAAACCTACGCACTGCCTGATTAGCAGATGCTAACTGTAGATGCAGTGCCATACCTATCTTTTCCCAAGTATTTGAATTCCGACTTGCGACATGACGGGCACGAAAAAACGTGTTTGCCGTATCTATAAGGGCATATTTCATATGAGTCTCTTATTTATCATTTAATAATATGCTATTATACGCAAAATATACGTATATTGCAAGCCTTTATGGGTAAATTGGGTAAATTAATCTTCGGTGTGAGCGCCGATTGCAAATCTGAAGGTTTGTTGACACCTTCCATTAGATGCAATAAGATGTTGAAAGTTGTATTCCAGTCTAGGGATAAGTTCTTTTTGGGCGTCTAACCACCACTCATCATTCATAGAACATAGCCTTTCGATTTCATCAGCAATTGCAACTGCTCTATCTTCGTCATTTTCGATCAAGTCATATGCTTCATTAATCCATGGCGAAAAGGTCTTGTATCCTGTTTCTCTTAATACTGCTAACGCACCGGGCATGCCACACAAAATAAAAGGAATTTTTGCCATAATAAATTTATATGTTTTTTCAGTAAATGTAATACAATCTATAAAGTTAGTATCTATAGTACATGGAAATTCATACTCATGGTCAATTACTTCCTTTTCTTCGTAGATAGCGGTTGGCCTCTGCACCTTCCAGCCGGAACTATACAAGTTTGGATGAGTTTTATTAGTTACATCTTGTAAGTATTTTGTTTCGGTAATAATAGCAAAATAACATTTATTTACATGTTCAATAGTATCTTCACCTAAAGATATCCATTGATCTTGGTCCATATGAAAATTATTTAAATCAAATTGATTGGTGCCTTGGTAATCTCTGCTTCCTAAACCTTTTAATTGTAAGGTCAAATCTTTGTTATTAATCAATGCTTGAAACACGTCTGGCCCTGTTTCAGGGAAAAAGGCTTGAATAAAATCATTGTCAGGATCAGCATATTGTTCAATACAATTCCACCACTGATCTTCAGTTATGTTTAATGACATCATTCCTTTGTCATGTAAATTTCGTCTAATTATTTGACCTACAAAATAAATTCTGTTTATTTTAGGATGGTTGTTGTAAAACAAAAATTTATAGGGTTTAATTTTTGGTTTACTGTTTAATTTTCTTAATGTTTTTTGTTCTTCTTTATTGGCCCTAGACCATTGACTATTAAGTGTATCTTCTAATCCGTTAGTACATATCTGAGCCATATGCAACATTAATTTATATTTTTTGTTGTGTTCTATCATATATCGATAGTTTTTTGTATGAGGAGCACATGCCCAAATCATTGCAAAATGGTTCATAGTTACTATGTCTGGTTTATCATCACCTACTAAGTATCCATGATTAATGTATTCAAATACATCAGACCAAATTTTTAAATCTAAAAAGGTATAACCTTCTGATGCACATTTTAAAACAAATTTGTTTTTGCCGGCCTCTTGTGCTTTTTCCCATATATAATCGCCTATAATACGAATTGCTTCATTATATCTATCATCACCTACCCAATTTCTACCGGGCCCTATGTATGATTGTATTGAAAAGTTATAGCCGTGAATTTCAAAATACTCTTTATATGCATCGGCTCCCAACAATATTGAAGTGTGCATACTTCCTGAAAAACTAGGTCCATGGGGATTATCTAGTTCCGTCTTAATGCATTTAATTATGTCATCTTTATAGGGGATAAACCCTTGATCTAGGTTATGCTTAGTCATGTAGACTATTTATTATCGGATAAAGGAGGTTGATATGACTGAACTGCATTGTCCAATGTTTTGTTTGGATCTACAAAACCTTCTGCTTGAGCAACTTCTTTGTTATCGAAAAATTTATGCATTTCTTCAATAAGGAATGTTCTATTCTCAGCAATAGACAAGTCTAGTCTACGTTCATTGATTAGTGTAGTTTGATGCAGTTTCCATGCATCAAAGGCTTTTTGAGATACAGTTTCCATTAAGTCTATACCGGCTTGTCCAGGTAAAGGTGGAAATGACATTGCAGGAAGTTCCTCTTGATATTTTTTACAAAACACTATCCTTTCCATTAACTTACCTCCGACCTTCCGTCACCTATGTCTTTACTGCTGACAACTCTCATGTCAGCACCGGTAATAGGATCTTTATCTTTTCTATTGTAAGGATCTGCTTGATCTTGCTCATATACTTCTAGTGCAATATTGCGACAAACTTGTTGAAACCATCTGTCTACAATCATTTCATCTGTATCGTCTTCTTTTTCTTTGTAACCTGCCTTAATAAGATTCAATACAAACTTATCATTCCAATCCATTTCAAAAGCACCGTTGTTTATATCATCAGGATTGACATCTACATTTAAAATAGATACCCAAGGCTCCCCGGCTCTAGTTGCTTTTTCTTTTTCACTAAGTTTCGGTGCTGATTTTTTCTTTTTGGGTTCGGGCTTTTTACCGAACATGTTTTTAATCTTGTCTAACATTTAAGTCCTCTCTATATACTTATCATGTAATTGGAAGGACGCAAGATTTTTTGCTTTAGACTCGCACATCATATCAGCCCATGATAGATGTTCGATGGCCCAATCATTAACAGCATTGTTCCAGTAGTAGTCAGAATGTGCCCTAAGTTTTTGTTTCTTGTGCCCTGACTCTAGTAGAGTATTCAGATCGGGCATTTGATCAAGGTTGTGTCCTGTAAGATAATCCTCACGTGATACTGAATAGTGAATGACAGGACGAACACCTCGCCAAGAATCAATTATACGTTTACATCTATCATCTGTTGGTAGAATATATTCTCCCTCTTTGACCCAGTGATGGTGTATGTCCAGTACGAGTGCAAGATGATCGGCGAGTTCGAGGCTTGCGTCAAGTCCCCATGACATTTCATCGTTTTCGATTGTGATTGTGTTGCGGGCCTCGGGAGAGAGTCTAGGTAAGATATCAATGATACCTTGGGGACCTCTACGTCCTGAGATGTGTACGTTGATTTTGAAGTCCTGAAATTGCTTACCGTAACCCATTGCCCTTGCCATATCCACATGATATTCAAACTCCTCTATACTATTATCGACAATACTGTCAGTTTCTGAAGCAAGGACAGTAAATTGACCTGGATGAAATGATAGTCTAACATTGTTTGCACGTGCAACTTCACCGATCGGCGCACATAGTTGCTCCATGCGATTGATAACATCAGCACGTTTGTAAAAATATGAGAACTCCGGATGTGTGTAACCAGTCATCATATCACTAGTTAGACGTACCATACGTAGTGATAGGGGAAGAGTAGCAACTTTAGATACAAGATTGTATGTATTAGTCAAGTTGCGTTCCATGACTTCCCACATCTTGTCTTCTGCTTTGTCAGGGTTATTACGCAACCACGTTAGTGTAGTGCCACCTGTATTGAGTCCCTCAGTAGAAACTAGTTGATCTTTGTCATTGATCTCAGACCATTTGCAGGCGAAACCTATGCGTTTAATATTATTATCTGTAAACATTGATAAATACTCTTATAAAGTGATGGATAAATAAACCTATGAGTGATATACGAAACATACTAGATATGATACAGGAAAATGAGAGTGATGTCAAGCCTCATTTACCCGAATCTAATCCTGGAGAAACGTCAGATTTCGTCAAAGGCAACGCAAGATTTGCCGCTCACGCCGAAGAAACATTAGAAGCAATGGTCGATAAATTCGAGGTAGAAACTTTACCCGAATTTTTACGTGACGAGGGTGTTGAAGTTCCAAATAGAGAAGTAGACGAAAATATCTCTGATAATAAATTACCAACAATTGATCAGGAAATGGATTCTTACTTTGGATCTAAGCCCGGTGAATTAGAAGAAGACGAATTAAACGAATATAAATGGCAACCACGTGCTGATGGTAGCACTAGAATAGAAGTTGCTAAAGTATATCAATGTAATCAATGTGATGGAGACGGTACAGTAGTTGATGAAACTGAAGACGATGCCGAAGTTGTTACATGTAGACAATGTTTAGGTACAGGTCACGTTGATGCTGAAGGTAATCCAGTAAGAATTGGATTTGGTCCTAGAGAAGATGAAGTCGTTACAGGTAGAGAAGAAGAATTAGAAACTGATGACACTATGTTTGAAGAACTAGGTAAAGATGGTAAAAAACCAGCAGTACCTTACAGCAAATCTACAGAAAAAGATTTAGCAGATAGAATGCTAAAAGCAACTCCCCCTAAGACAGACTCCAGAGATCATAACAAATCAGACGAAGGTGAGTGGGCTAGAGAACTTAGACACATCAAACAACTGGGCGGTCAGACTGGAAAAAAAGTTAAAGATGATGTCGATGAAGCAATCGATGCACCTACAAGAGTCATTAAAGATAAAGAATTAAACGATTACTTAGACAGAGTTCTGTCAAAAGATAAGAAGAAAACTGACAAGTACAAGTTGCCTTATGTGCATAGATCAAACGTTAAGAATTATATTCCGATTGTAGATCCAGAAGGAAAACGATTTGATTTAGATAAGTTGGCCGCAGACATTACTGAAAGACCCAAAACGTTACTTAAGCAAAACGAAAAGATGCAACATAGTGACGGTACAACTAGTATTTTCTACAACATCGGTCTTCCTGCTTTAACAGGATTAGGCTATGATGAAGAAAAGAAAGAGTTTGTAATTATTAATACATGCCCGGGAGCAGGCGAATGTAAGACATTCTGCTATGCATTAAAAGGCGGTTATGTACAATGGGCTCCAGTATCACTTAGTCAAACAAGAATTTTAAACTATCTGTATAATGATCCAAGTGGTTTCTTTGATCAATTAAATGCAGAAATTGATGAACAAAAACGTAAAGGTGATGCTAAACAAGAAAAACATAAAGTTACTGTACGTTGGCATGATGCAGGAGACTTTTTTTCTGATGAATACTTAGACTTAGCATACAAACTAGCCGCTACACACCCAACAGTAGACTTCTATGCATATACTAAACGAGCAGATGTATCGGGTGCTACTCAAAATAGACCACCTAACTTTATGATTAACTTCTCAATGGGTGCTAGAAAAGCAGAACAAAAACGTGTAGATTTCGGTATAGAAAAACATTCAACTGTAGTACCAAAAGACTTGTTTAGTGATCTACTTAAAAAAGACGGAAACAGATTAGTAAAAGGTCCTGATGGTGAATGGCAGTGGAACGATCAAAAAGATTTTGAAACGTTTAAAGAACGTATGGCTGCCAAATATTCTATCGATCCTAAATCAATTATCACTTATGATGAAATGATGAAGACACCATATGGTGGAGGCGGAGTAGGCGGCGGAGTAGCAGACGGTGATAGATCATTTAAAAGAGGGATTTATAACGTTATTGTCAAGCCGGGAGACGGAGACGATTCAGCCAATCGTGCTGATGTTTTAGGTACCTACTTGTTGATGCACTAATCCTGTACTACTTTAAGTAATTCTTCTAAAGTATAAAGTTCCTTCATATACTCAGATTTTTCTTTTAAAACAGTTTCGGGTAGGTCACCTTGTCTGCGTGTTGAGTGTACGACTTTAAAGTCTATATTATTAACTTGTTTAAATGTTTCAACCATTTCTTTAACACTGTAACCTTTTCCGTGTCCTAAACATTCAACTTTGTTTGCTGGTTTTTCAATTGCTGATTTAATACCCTCACAGACTTCATTCACGTGAATATAATCTCTCACGCATGTACCGTCGGGTGTATCATAGTCGTCACCAAAAATTGTAAAATGTCCTTTTTGTGGTGCTTGTAATAAGTTTGCCATTAGTCCATCTGGGTTAGTCGGACCATGACCGTCTACCCCTGCTACATTATAAAACCTAAAAATAGTAAAATCTTGTTTGTTGTGTTCAGTACAATACTCAATTACGACATCTTCTGCCGCTTTTTTAGACGTACCATATGGATCATTACAATACTCAGCAACACCTGTGGATGAGAATATAAAGTTCTTTGTTTTAATCTTAGCCAATACGTTCATCGTACCATTAAGGTTAGTGATGTAGTATTGAATAGGTACTTGTTTACTTTCGTTAACTCTGACTCTAGCCGCTAGATGAATGACTGTATCAAATTCTTCTGGAAACTCTCCAAAAGGATGATTGATGTCATGCTGTATAAACTGGCTCTCTTTAATCTCTGCTTTAGGAGGAAACAAATCTAATCCCCATACATCATAATCGTCTTTTAATTTGTTAATTAAATGAGAACCTATATAGCCCGAACATCCTGTTATTAATACTTTTTTCATAATTTTATCGCCAGTATAGTTAGTATTGCAATTAGCAATACGTTAGTAAGAAAGATGCCTATGGCTAATATTGTGTGATACCATATCCATCTAGTTTTGTATGCGTTCTCAATCGTTACTTCATCAGGATCTACGTCATCCTTCATCATGTCTATAACGACTGTTTCTTTTTTAATCTCTATTGGTTCTGGCTTCTTCCAGAATTTTGTAAACCATTCGCCCATTATAATCCTTCAAATAATTGTGCTGATTGTGTACTTGATACAGTTTCAGGTGGTTGAAAATATGGATCAGTTGTCAACCAAGTGTCAGTATCTGTGTAACATACTATGAACTTATGCCTATTAGTCAATACACTTCGTACATCATCAATACATATTGTACTTCTGTTCAGACTACTAATGTAATCTGCGTGACTTGTTGTGGTATGCTGTAATATACCTGCAGTCGAATTATTAGACTTTTTGCTAACAAAACTGTTAAAACAGTTTATCCACTTTTGAGCAATCAGTTGTTCTTGTGCATTATAATGAGCCAATGCACCTAACTTATAATAAGACTCTGCTGTAGGATATTCTTCATAAAGCACGGAGATAATATCTGCTACGTTACTTTTGTCTCCTACATAATAATACTTATCATCGAAATTCTTTAGCCAACGTTTTCCTTCGTATGCTACAGTAGGCAATTGAATATGTTGTTCTAAAAATGCAATACCATAACTCTCAACAGTACTTGGATTGAATGCTATCCTTGCACCAGTAATAAAGTTAACCTTTTCTTGTCCTATAATACCTGACTTAATTTCATAGTCTACGCCTAACTCTTTTAATCGTGCCTCAAACTTCTTAGCACCATTTGCGTTAGTCATAACTTTAGCAGGCAGTTTAGTCTGTTCAATAACTTTCAAAAAGTCTTCAGGACCTTTTCCTTCTTCCCATCTACCGATATAAAGTACACCTGTTCTTTCTTTGTGATGTTCTTCTAATAGACTAGGTTCGGGTAATGGTATAGGTAGATGTACTGCGTTAAGTTCTGAACTACCTAGTACCTGAGTGTTGAACTCACTTTGCGTACCAATAGTTGTGTTAGAGATTTGTCTTTGCAATCTCATAGAATGATTCACGTTGTCTAAGAAAGGATTCTTTGTATTCTCAAATAACTGACTTTCTAAATGTGTGTAGTTGATAATCTGAATACAATCTTCTAATCCGATCTCAGACATTAAACGTGAAGTTTCGTAAGTATTACAAACAATAGAATCATACAGATTAGACTCTAAGGCTTTGATCACTGAGTTCCTAAAGTTAATCATACGTTCTAAACAGTAACTATCGCCATACATGAAGATACCTTGGTGTTTAGAATAAGACAAAGGATTGTCTGTGTAGATAAATCTAGCACCGTCGTTCTGCAAAGTCTTAGTAAACTCTGTATGCTTGTCAAATTTGTCTGTAATGATATCAACTTTGATATTATTATCCTTCATTTGCTTTACGAAACTTAAAGCAAATTGTCCTATGCCCCCATGGGGAATAAGATGTTGATATGACATTAAGAATGCTATGCGTTTATTGTACATTTCTCTCCCACAACCAAGCACCGGCACCAAGATACTTAATCTTTTTGCCACCTGCTTTTTCTGTGTATTCGTCTTGTACGTCTACACCTATTCTGAAAAAGTCTCTGTCTGTTTTGCTAGGATTATCTGCAAGCCATAGTTGCTTTGCATCTAGCATTAAGTAATATCCATCATTAGCACTCATGTAACTATTATACTTCCTCTCAAAATCAATGTCAACATCTTTTATACCCAAAAAGGAAGGACCTTTCGATCCTTCATTATTTTCTCATATATTGTTTAGTATTGTTCGGCCCATATTTTTTATTCTAAATGTCCTGTACTCGGCTGGGAATTCCCGTCAGGTGTAATGTTTCCATTGCTTCAGTCTCCTCTATGTCAAAAGATGCAACAATTATATCACCGACGATATAAAATGTCAACTTAAATTATAGAATCTGTAGACTTTTTTTCCCAAACTAACTTTACACCTCTGCGATCAAGTTCATTTCTGCATTTTTGCTTGATTTTAGGTCTACCATTACTACTATTAATATAATCAATAAGTTCTTGCTTAGGAGTATTTTTAATATAGTAGTGAGTTGTAGTTGTTACTTTAGTACCTCTTTGTACTGTTTTTTGTGATGGTTTAAATTTAACTGGCATTATCCTTGACCTCTATTAATAGACATTGAACGTTTCTTTGCCTTATTCATTGTACTCATCGCAATCTTTACTCTGCGACCCCTTCCACCAACACCTGTTGATGTGCATTTTTTACCTGTACCGTTAATTAACGACTTGTTTATTTTTCTTCTACTTGCTTTAGCCATTCTTCCTTTTAGTTTGTATATTTATAATTAAATATGTGTTGTATTAAATTTCTACTGTAGTAGTAGGTTCCTCTATTTGAAGTAATCCAGACGGTGGATTGTTATGTCCAATCATGCTATCACTACTTCCAATAAATTCTTCTCGTTTTTCGTCCCAGTTTTTAAGGGCATCTTTAATACTTGCTTCGGCTAATACACTACAATGCAATTTAATTGCGGGGAGTTCTAGTGCGGTTGCTATGTCTCTGTCTTTGATTTGTTGTGCTTCTTCTACTGTCTTACCCATTAGCATTTCAACGAACATAGTTGAACTTGCTATTGCGGATCCACAGCCGTATGTTTTGAATTTGACATCAACAATTCTTTCGTCTTTATCTAACTTGAGTTGCAGTTTCATTACGTCTCCACATGCGGGTGCACCTGTCATTCCAGTTGCTACATCTGCATCATTTGGATCGAATCTTCCTACTGCGTGTTTTTCGGGATTTTTTAAAACGTCCTCGAACCGTTGTACTACTTTATCTGAATATGCCATATTGTTTTATCTATAATGTTTTTGAATTGTATCTATCTTCTCCTCTGCGTTTGCGATTGCTTCAATCTGTGATTCAACTGCTTGGACAACATCAGGATGCTCTCCGATACCTGCAGGGTTATCAATGTATACTTGAATGTTGGCTTTTGCCATTGCAATTTCGCCTTCAAGTTTTTTAATTAATGCTTCTAATAGATGATTCATTGCTGTTTTCCTTTATACATCACTATTTATCATGTAATCCATTGATTTACAAGAAATTAATGATTCTCATTTGCCTATTGCGTTACCATATATATGAACGTGTACTCTACTTGTATAAAAGTACCCTCGTCTAATGGCTTCGTCTGCAATTGTTGCTTCTGTTTGTACTAAGCCTTCATATGTTCCACCTACTCCCATAATCCATACGGGATAATTACATCCTGCTTCTCTGAACAGTTTAGTATATTCTTCTACTTCACGCCAACTCTCGTCTGTACCATTGACAACATACTTTAGTTGACCTACAGGACTAACTTCAGCATATCTACCTACTACTTCAGGCTTGATTGCTTTCTTAGATTGTTCACCTGCTGTTGACCATAGTTTAGGACTGATCGACCAATACCATTCTCTTCCTACCCAACCTGAGTAATTACAATGTACCCAATTAGCAAATTCATCTGTGATAGGTTTAGTGCCGTTAGTTTCCACAGTTACATTCATTGGCATGTTATCTCTACGTTTGAACTCGTCTATAACTTGCATCATGCCTGGTTGTGTGTTCTTAAGCATTGGCTCGCCACCTGTGAATACCATATGTGCTTCTTGTTGTGTAGCAGGGTGCA